CTTTACAAGTCCTATTGATGATATTTCATTCATATCAACGGCGCTAACAACCAATTGTTCACCCTTATGATTCCTTGTTTCAATAGGTGTAACATCTACAATAGGAACCGGACTAGCTACTACACCAGCGGCATGAATACCCAATGTCTTAGTCATACCTTCAAGACGCATAGCATACCCCTTTACATCAGGGTGTCTTTTATCGAATGCCCTACAAATATCAAATTCCTTGAATGAGTCTTCTATCGTATTGTATTGACGTGGATGACCATCAGGTCGTTCTATTATAGATTGAGTAATAGCGCTAACTTCTTGCAACGGAACACTTAGAACCCTAGAAACGTCTCTCAAAACGCTTTTTCCAGATAATTTTCCAGCGGTAGATATTTGACACACCTTATCCTGACCATATTTTCTAATCAGATAATCAATAACTTCTCTACGCCTTGCGTCTTCAAAGTCCATATCGATATCAGGCAAATCATTTCTATCTGGATTGATAAAACGTTCAAACAGTAATCCATACTCTATCGGATCAACCGAAGTAATACCCAACAGGTAGGCTATCAAAGAACCACCAGCGCTACCCCTACCAGGTCCACAAAAGATCTTTTCGCTTCTAACAAACTTGTACAGATCATAAACAATCAAGAAATACAGAATTATCCTTTGCTTCTTCAACGCGCGTAATTCCAATTTCAGTCTATCGCTATACACTCCGATAGCTTCACGTGAAGAGATACCCTTTTTTCTAGAAAATTCTCTAGCCCTTGAAGGAATCGATCGCCAAGTCCACCCTTCTAAACAAAGATCTTTTAGATAAGCAAATTCGTCACCCTTATATTTCTTAGGGATACCAGGATTAGGAAGAAGTGCTTTCAAATAATCGATTTCAACACTTACATTACATCTTTCAGCCAATTCAACAGTCGTATTTAGAGATTCTTTTATGGCGCTCTTTCCAAGGAAACTATGGTGTCTAAGAAACGAATTTCTCATTTCCCTACGAGTCTTGAAATAAAAGTCATGACCCGGAAAGCGAAACCTATCTTCTTGATTCATATACGAATTGGTTCCGATACACAATAATACATCATGAGATCGCCAGTCTTCAGGGTGAAGATAATGTGAATCTTGTCCAGCTATTAGCTTGGCACCAGTGCGATCTTTCAACTTCATAGCTATTTTATTTGCGAAAGCTTGTTCCTTCAATGGGTGCGGTTGAATTTCTAAAAAGAACCTATCACCGAAAGTTTCAAAAAGAGTATCTACGAAGTCTAACGAAAAACGTTTTTGACCACTCATATACGTATCGTAAGCCGGACCACCAACACAACCGGTAGAAATGGCTAATCCTTCATTGTATTTACAAAACGCCTTCAAATCAACACGTGGCTTATAATAAAATCCATCAATGTACGCCAATGATGATAGACGTTGTAAATTCTTCATTCCAACTTGATTCATAGCCCACACGGTAGTATGCCATCTATCGCGAATACCTTCTTTTTCTTCGTACTCCTTTATAACCTTTCTTTGTTCATATCTACCAACACCTTTTGTCAATTCTTCTTTTTCTTCTTTCGTTATACCCTTACGATTCATATTTCTAGCAACGTAAAACTCAACACCGTATACGGGCTTTATATTGTTCTTCTCACACTCCTTTTTTAGTTGAAGGTAACTTCTCATAGATCCGTGTTCTGTGACGGATAAAGCCGGATTACCCCTTTTAGCGGCTTCTTTAGCATAATCAGCAATCTTGCCACAACCATCCAATTGTGATAAATCGCTGTGCGTGTGCATATGTACAAAATTCTCAGCGTCTTTTTTCACGTTGCCTCAATTCTAATCTATATCGACAAACTTCTTTTAGATCATTTTGAAATTCATGTTTTATGATCCATTTCAAATAACTCCTACCCCTGGCCTTATTCACTAATTCACTAACCCTACTACCCCTAAATTTTCCAAATAGAAGTAAAGCATCTTCACCATTAGAGCTTATAGAATATTTCGCACTTACCCAAATCGGAACAAAACCATTTTCTAATTCCGGTTTTCTCACCGGATTTCTTCTTATTGGTTCCGGAAGTCCTTTGACCTTTTTTCCGCGAGCCCATTTCCTAATTTCTTCCAACTTTGCCATTACGCGCTAAATCAATACAATCACAAATAACATTCATGATTGTAACCCTTTCATTCCATTTAGCAATTCTTCCAATTGGAACAACATTTGAAGGCCATACGGGATCTTCAGGCAAGGGTAAAAGATGACCGTGAGTTGTCTCTATTTCACCGTCCTGATGCCACCCTTCAGGAAATAAAAAATTCAAGTCAGAAGACAATCTGTCTTCATCTAGTTCACCACTGAATTCACAGATATTACTTTCACTATTATGGTAGATTTTATGAATAACATTACCTGGTGTAAATGGAGTATAAACTACATCCCATTTTATGTAACGCTCCCTTTTTGATATAACCTGAATCAAATTCACCTTTACCGCCATTGCATCAACCCTTCCAGCTTCAGGATAGGTCCAAAGGGGATTTGTTGCTATATGCAAATCAAAATCATCAACCATATTGGGTTGAATTCTTGCATTCTTCACAAGTGTATTCAAAAAATCTTTCCAGTAGAAAGTAACACATTTTCTCCTTGGATATAATTCAGGATCGGTTATACCCTTTATGTCTTCTATGTATGGAACCGTCAACCTCGTCTTATTCCAATAGGCATGATGAATAGCTTCAGTAATGTTGTTTTTGCATGGTACAACCTTACCATGAACTAAGATTCCGCACTTGATAGAATAATCACCAAATAAAATATCCATATCTTCAAGCATCACTATTACTTCTTCAATACCTTCAATGTATTTGAAGATAGGCATAGATATACTTTTACCCGGTTCTTCTTTGTCTACCACAATAACGTCATTACCAACAGACTTCATTATGTAATTTGCTATCAATCCAGAAATATCGGCACCAGTAATAACAACGCGCATATTACACCTAAAAATTTTCAATATCTATATCATCTATGCTACAGATATCAGGAAGCTTTATGGTTCCATTCAAAACAGCTTTCGCAATACCATCAGCTACGATTGAACAACCTTCAATATCAACCGGAAATGTTTTTGCTCTAAACCTACCCCATCTAAAGGGGATAACACCAACCTTCACAGAAGAACTTTTTGATAAAACCTTTTTTAGTTTATTAGGCGGAATAGTCACCCTGAATTGTAGAGTATGCGTTCGAGTAGCCAGATTGATCCTAACAACTGGCGTTCTTGTCTCGACTATGGTTGTTTTTTTCTTCCCCTTTCCGTCTCTTATTTTGTATGTCTTTGCATAAACAACGACATACCTATTTGATTCAACACGATCAACAACGAATAACTCACCTATGTCAATACCATCACGACTATCGTGTACCTTACGTCCTACCTTCTTCTCAAACCGTGAAATAAACCAATGAACAAGCTTATTTGTTTCCCTAACGTCTTTATCTGCTTTTTCACTGATAACCCTTGAAGCTTCTTTTCTGGCCTTTATGAGAGCTTTTCTTGACTTCTCTTTTGCTTCTTCAGATCTCTCTACCATCTTTCGCGGCTTACGCCGTTCTTCTTGTGGGTGACTAATGGTAATCCTACCATTCCGTATTCCATATTTATCAATTATACGAACTAATCTCTGTTGAAATTTCTCACTATCTTCGATTGAAAAAGCATATACGCGACGTTTACCGTCAACATCTCTAACCTTACGTAACTTCAATAATTCGCGACGTTGTTTACCATTTATTTTTATGAAACGTTGAAGCGCTACACACCTATCGCGGTAAACACACGGTATCCGGTCACGTTCGATTTTAGCACGTGGCCTTCCATCACATTCAACGTCACCACGTGAATACTTTCTAAGACAAATAGGGAGTCTACGCCCATGATCTAATTCTTTTTCACTCACAAGTCTTTTTCCATATACTCTTTAACTACATCATAATCTGATAGATAGCTGAATTTTCTTCTAATAATCGTTTCTGCCGTTTCTCTAATTTTTCTTATCGACCAATCAACAGAATTTTTTGATAACGAAAGATGTTTTCCTATCGTTGGTATTGTAGGTGTTTCTTCACACTCTTCAACCATCAACATACGTAATTCACGTGGTGGATTTATCTTACAACGAAAAACGTTTTTCTCTCTTTCTTCAAGCGCTTCCATCAATGATTCTTCAAGTATCCCTGCAACCCTTTTACTATCACTTATAATACCTTGTTCTTCCGGATTTGGCATGTCGCTTTGAATGCACTCATCACGTGGCAATGGAGTATTATGAAAAAAACTAATTTCTAATTTATCACAACCCTTTACCCTAATATGTGGTTTTCGTTTTTGAGCTTGACTAGCAGAAACCATTTTCAAAAAATGTCTTCTAACAGAAATAGAAGCAAAGTTATAGATACCACCACGGCTATCATTGTAATCGTATTTTCTCAATGCTAGCATTAGCGCGATACGCGCTTCTTGCTTTGCTTCTTCGATAGTCATAGACAAAGTTCTACAAAATTTCTTTGCATTAGAATGAATAATCGGAGAAACCATCTTTTCAACCTGATTATAGATATCGTTCTCTATACTCGACATACTGACATCCCCTTTGTGACCTTTTGTTTCATCACCCTATATATGTCTGTTGCCATAGTGTTTAATTCTCTTATATAAACAAATTTGGCACCAGTATCTTTATTGTAAAAATACTTAGGTCCTTCAGTTCCAGCACCAATTCCGATAACCTCAATTCCGGAAGAAGTGATTTGCTTTACTACGTAGCGTAAGTGTTCTTGCATTCTACTATGATCTGCCATTCCACAAAAAAGACCAGGTCCACAAGCGGTTCCATTAGACGTTGAAGGCATACCATCAGAAATGACGACTAAAATCTTTCTCACTTCTTTTCTAGCCGCTAATCGTCTAGCCGCCCATGAAACAGATTCACCGTCAACATTACTTCCGCGTCCAGTTATTCCGGTAAACTTGGATCTTGTAGATTTCAACGATTCAGAAAAACGTTTGAATATTATATGATTCAATGGTGGTCTACAGAAATAAGGCCCTTTTAGATCTTCTTCGGTGATACCAGTAGACATAGAATCGTTAGCACTAAAACCTAACCATTCATGAGGTATACCTAACAATTCCCATGATTCAGCTAAACCTATAGCTGTTCTAAAAGCATAGTAAGCGCCACTTCCGGGATATCTATTTCCAGCCATTGATCCGGAACAATCGACAAGCGCTAGTATCGCGGTATTCAAGTATTTCTTTTTAGTGATATCACAAAAGACTCTTTTATTTCCCGTCCTAACTTCTGATAGAACGTCATCGTCAACAAAACCACTTTCGAGATTACCAACAACGCGACGCCTTGACCATGACATAATCAACATTCGTTGCTTACCCCTAAGACCTGATATTTGCGATGACACTTCAGCTTTAGCGGTTGAATAATATCCGATATCACCAGGTTTACTAACTTCTATATAATCTCTCTTCACCGCTTTAGGGTGTGGAGTATATCTATTATTAGCTTTAGCATCATGAATAACATATTCCGCCATTGACTTTTTATTCACTTCGGAAAAATCAGTAGTACCAGGTCCAAATTTACCAGGTCCAAAATCACCTTCTACTTTCTCTCCTTTTCCGTCACCCTTACCATTTTTACCCTTACCAAAAAGACCTTTTCCATTTCCGGAAGCTTTCTTACCCTTTTTCTTATGATGTTTCTTTACTTTTTCGAAAACTCTTTTCGAAAGCTCTATAGAATCATCAACCCAACTTGTGTGTTTTGAATCTTCTATTTCTTCAGCGCAAATATCAAGATACTCGCCTATATCACCTTCTTCTGTCCATTCACATTCTAAATCACGGGCTCGCAATATCAAAGCAGCGCCAAAAGCAGACCACCAATCATTAGAAATTCTTTCTTCATGTTCTTCCGCCCACTTCTTAGCCGCACTGATATTATTTACACGCAAATTTTCTGCAACACCTTTGTAAATACCTTCATACAGAATTTCTATCCGAATATCTTCGAATACATTCATCAACATTTGAATCACCGGATTCTTTTCTTTTTGAAGAAGTTTTACCGGTGTTTCTTTTCCGTTTTCCTTATGTCGCCTTTCTTCTGCCACATGACACACTTCATGATCTAACATTCCGTGTAACTCTTGTCTTTTTTCAAGTGGGAGATAATCGGCGGTAAATGGTATAGCAATCGTTTCGCCATCGGTTTTACACTCCGCACCTGAAGGAACTATCCTAACACTCCATTGTGCTGACATAATACGCGCTATTTTTGTGAATGGTCCTGATAGGCCTATCAAATCTTCGCATACACCTTTTTGAAGCTTATTCATTATGTAACGGTTCCACCGAAATAACGTTGAATAATACCTTCAACAAAAACACTTTCATCAGAAGGCAATCGATTAGTAATTGTATATTTCGCCGCCCTTCTTATATCTCCCATACGTACAGCTTTTTTCGCCCACATAATCAACCTTCTAGGCGAAAGGCTTGCCGTTGTTTCATCCCTTGTTTGTGCTTCACGAACCTTAGTAGCAATCGCAACCATCTTTTCAGCGTCGCCCTTTTCGATACTACTTTTCTTCACTATCCGATTTACTTCGTTATTAGCTTCCGGATAGTTCATTGTAATCACGGTATGGAAACGATCAAGTAGCGCTTCATTGATAGGAGCGGTTCCGGCATACAATCCGCTTTCATCACCAAAACCTAATGTGTTAGCAGTGGCGATAAACCGAAAGTTATCGTCAAAAGAAACATTCACACCACCGTCTTTACCCAATAACATCAAAGATCTTTCGTCTTCTAACACTGGAAATAGTATGAACATAATTTCCGCTGGACCTGAATCGAATTCGTCTATCATCAGCCAATGACCACGTTCAGCGGAATCGGGTAGTATTCCACCCATATAATCAGTAATCGATTGACCACTATCGTTATCGACCTTCAGCACTCCCTTACCAACGAGATCGCTAGCCCTCATATCACCACGGAATGAAGTTCTTCGAAGTGGATGATTACAGATAGCCGATAGTTCTTTTACAAGTGTTGATTTACCTATACCTGGTGGACCAACTATCAAAACGTTTTCGTCATCTTCAACTGCTAACGATAGGGCTTCAAGCGCTTCACGTTCATCTACACCTAATTCCCATTGCTCATCATGTTTAGCCACGAATTGTTCATCGTATTCGTCAAGATCGTCTCTCATAGTTAGGCGCGCTACACCAAACTTGAAAACATCTTCTGAATCGTCGTGACTTCCAACCCTTCTTCTTGCTGTTTCCGAAAGTAAAGGAGCACCAGGGTGTTTTTTCTTATAATCTTCTACACCACCGTGCTTAGAACCAATATGAACGTCAAGCCTATGAAACCACAAGCCACATTCACGACATTGTACCTTTTCCCTACCCTTATGATCGGTAGGCTCCTTTGCTTTCCCCATTTTGTCGATCTCCTTTTTTTGTCATCATGTAGTTGTTATCGAAAAACACAATTTGGTCAAGTAAAAAAAACCAATATATAAGTATACTTATATACCAACTTGCTTCAACAGTCAAGGTATTGTGGTAATATTTACCGCAATTTTTCACGACTTCTTGAAATAATCGCCTTCAACCTTGGAGATCTCGAACCAGTCCACCTTTCAGCGTTTTCGATAGCCCTATGCGACATTTTTTTAGGAGCGCTACCAGGATCTACCATTTCTCCATTAATTTTCACTTTCGGCAATCTTGCTATATAGATGTAATCAAAATGTACAGATAAACGAGCGGCTATGTCGTATGGCGCTATATCTTCGGTTGGATCAAGCATAATTGTTATCGCTGATGATTTGTTCAGCTTCATCAATAAACCCAATTGTTCGTCATGAATTTCTTTACCACCCAACGCTAGAGCTGAAATATCGTTTTGATACAGCCTAACAGCGTCTAAGGGACCTTCAACCAAAACCAAGTCGCCAGTAATCCTTGAAACATTCCAGCCGATTAGAAGCCTAGAATGGTCCGCACCTGGTGGGTTTAGATACTTCGGGCCATACACGTCATCAGACATAGCCCTAGCAGTCCAAGAAACTCCATTAGGGCATTCAATCGGGATAATCAACCTATCCGAATATTTCCCCTTCCGACAGTATCCTAAACCCCAATCTTTCACAGTGTAAGACTTTATCTTACGTTGCTTCAAGTAATGAGGTATTTTCCAATTCGGTGTTCTTTTTGGATCGAAAATAGGAACGAAATATTCTGGTAAATCAACGTCTACATTTTCACGTTTTTCATCGTCCTTCACCGCTTCCGGACGTAAGGATCTTATTCTGTCGATAAGTGAAAAAACATCTGACTTCCTTCTCAACTTCACCGATTTTTGGAAGATGTAAGCGCGCGCTTCAGACCAAGATATATCTTCAACTTTAGCAACCAATCCAACAACCGTCATAGCCCTAAAGCCACACTTATTACAAAGATAAGCACCTGTTTCTTTATTTATATAAAATCCACCATATTTTTCGCAAGATGGACAAACGGCTGTCATCTCTTGACCATTCTTTGACTGAACAGGTTTTGGCCTTGCTAGATTAGATAAAATGTATTCTTCTATATCAAATCTCATAACTCAATATTTCTCAATCTATCACGTGATATTCTAACAGCTTTCTTGTCCAAATCAAAACCAAGGAATTCACGGCCATTACTCACCGCTGCTACACCGGTAGGACCACGTCCTAAAAACGAATCGAAAACGATTTCACCAGGGTTACTACTGTTCAAAACAAATTTTTCAATTAGGCTAACCGGTTTTTCAGTAGGACCCGGATCCCTTCCACCTAACGACTTTTTCGAAACACGTTTACACTGAATCACTGAAGCATAATCGAAAGTGTTTAGTTTACGCTTTCCCTTTTCCAAGAAGATAATAAATTCATGTTGGTTTGGATAGTGATAACCTTGACCACGGTGTAGCTTATCCCAAACAATACGCTTCCACCATTTGAACTTACCTTGTTCATCAACATACTTCTTGATCACATCGGAAGTTTCGTCATCACAGAAAATGTAACAGTGCGAATTTTCAGACATGATTCTATAGTATTGATCCAACAATTCCGGAAACCTATCATTAGGCATTATCTCAAACCAGTCACGTAATCGTGGTATACGCGTACCCTTCAACTTACCAGCCGCTTTTTCTCTTTCATACTTCTTGATTCTAGCTTTACTGTCACGATATTTTTCGAGCGATTCATAAGCCGGATCGGTAACTATCAAATCTATACTTCCGGAAGGAATCAACCTCATTCCTTCAAAGGCATCACACAAGAAAACCATCCAATTTGATTTTGAATCTTCAAGCCACTGATTAGCTATTTGCCATCTTCTCTCAATCGTCATCGTCATCACCTTCGTCATCGTCATCGTCTTTAGAAATTTCTTTCATTGTGATTGTTGAAAAATCACATTCAAGGTCAACCTTGAATTTTGAATCGCCATCACGATACTTACTCATGTAAAGCTCTAGTAACTTAGAACCTTCTTTCACCGTAGGCGTATCTATTTCTTCGTCTTTTTCAAAATCGTCGTCATCGTCGTCATCGTCTTGAACGATTGTTTTTCTACCCTTTTTTCTCATCTCAAACGGATCATTTAGTGATAAAACCAAATCCGCGATCCTACTCTTGTCATAAGATTCAGAAGAAGCTTCAGCGGTAGCTATTCTCTTCACCCATTCTTTACCGGCTTGTGTTGAAGACATAACAAAGTAACCATCTTCTTCAGCTAGTTCTTTACATGACCAATATACTTCAGCCTGTTGAAGGCGATAATTACTTCCATAACCTTCAAGCGATCGAAGATGGTCCGCTGAATCTAAAAATATTGCATCAGCTTCAAATCCAAAATCCTGTCTTATATCATCTATTGCATTCCTTACGTCTAACATATTCGCCGATCTAACTGGCATAGAAACTATATGAAGTCTGTTTTTGAATTTCTTTTTTGCTTTCTTCAATCGCCTAGCTAATAATCTCATTTCTGAAGGATCAAAATCATACGCCTTGAACTTGTTATACTTTATACCTGACCACCTTGAATCTTGACGTGTTGCTAATTGGCGCGCTGGCATTTCGAAACCAAAATAGATAGCGTTGAATCCGCGCGCTACACACGCCATAGCTACGTTTGTCAGAAAAACAGATTTACCCCTTCCTGTAGTACCAATAATAAGTCCAAGTTCACCCTTTCTTCCACCACCAGATAAAACCTTGTCTATCTTAGGAAATCCAAATGGTATCGTAACGTACTCTTCAGGATGATCTCTTTCGTATTTTCTTTGTTCTTGACGTGAATCAAAATTTTCTATCCAAGGTATGTGAGTATAGTTTCTTTGTCTAACAATAGACCTTGAACTTTTAGCTATTACCCTTTCGGCTTCTTCTACTTTGTTCTTCTCTAGAAGTTCAGCGCCTTTTTCAATTGCTATCTGAACGTTTACGTGACGAACAAACTTGTCAAGCTCGTCTAAAACAGTTTTCGGATTACGCGGTTTTGTTTGAATTATTCTTTTGGCTAAAACTAAATATGGCTTCCTTTTGTCTTTTTTATCAAAATCATTTTTCGCTCGCGACTTTATGATATTTGGTGTGGTCCTTTCACGATAACTTTTCCAATTATCATGAATAATATTCCACAACCATGATCTTTCTTTGGTAGAAAAAATATGAGCTTCACAAACACGGCTAGCACGTTTCAAGAAATTCTCATCTCTCAAACACTGAGATAAAACTTGATCCTCATATTTTTGATCGAATTTCATTTGTAGTTCATATCCTTCTTCATCCTAGCCTTAGTTGACTTCCTAAAATCACCGGGCTCTAATGAGACTGTTCTGTATTTTCCGTCAAGCATAGATTCAATAGTCGAACCATACATCTTACACAATGATTCAATATCAATATTCGAAGATAACAACATTGGTTCACCATCATCATATCGCTTTTTCAAATAGTGCTCTAGTCGAGTGGTTAGATACCCGTCTGTTTTGAAAGATTCTTTCCCTATCTCGTCGATAGCAACAAAATCACTTTCCAACATATATTCAAGTCTCAACGCTAAATCGTTATCCCTGAAACCCATTTTGATATCTATGTCAAGTTGAGTAAGAGTAGTGTAGTAAGCTGTCAATCCACGTTTTATCATTTGAGTCAACAGATAACTGATAAACATGGTTTTCCCACTTCCGTTATCTCCTACGAATAATAAAGAATACCCCTTCCTTATCGCTTTCTTCCAATGCTTTCGATACGACACAACCACTTTATTGAAAACTTCTTCGTTGTGAGAAACATGTTTTGATGATACATCCCAAAACGTTTTTGGAATACAAGCTTCGTAGCAAGCTATACGATACTCGGCTACTGGATCTTCTTCACCATATTCATCGTACATAACCGATGTAAAATCATGAACTTCATTTTCACGTCGCATATAAATTCTCCGCTACCCATCTAGACATCTCACCTATTTCGCTTTCTGGCACAAAGATATCTCTACCCATTGCAATAGCTAAAGCCGTTTTTTGAACTGTCATCAAATAACGGTCATTATATTTTGTAGTATCATAACCAGCCTTTGTTAGTCGTTCTCTAAGACGAATGTCTAATCCGGAAGTGTCACTGAAACTATTTCCAAACGAAGGCCTAAATTCAGGTTCCTTTGTTTTTACTCGTTTCTTTTTTGGATCGTCCTTATCCGGAACCAATGAACAAGCTACTGTATCTATGTTTGCAGCGCTTGATATAAAAGATAAAGAAGGTATTGTCATTGTGTTAGCACCTTTGAAGTGTTTTATGTTTTTGTGCCAGTATTCAAAAACCTGTCTAGGTGTTACTCCCTTCTGAAGACATGTGATCGCGGCAAGTGCAGCATACTTTCTTTCGTTCTCATGTACATCATAAACAACCGTGGTTCTATCAAGTGCTCTTTCAGCCGCTCTTCTATATCTCGAATACAATCTACAAAATTCTGTTTCTAATCTTGACACCAATTTTTGTCTTTTAGAATTCCGGGGATTGAGACGAAGTATTTGAAGATGTTTTTTGTGTTTCTTATTTATTGGATTGAAGGTGATGATTTCTAAATCATCCCATTCAATGACTTCAATTCCGCGAGAACGATTATTCTGGTTTCTTACTTTTCTAATATGACTCGCTTTACTACGTAAAGCTCGTCTATTAATTTTATCTTGTTCTTTATAAGATCTTAAATTACTACATATATTACTATAGACGTCCGATTCTTTTAGATAGCCGTTTTCTTGTACAAATTTACGCCTATAATTTCTGCTAGTTGAAGCGGACTTTTTTTCGACCAATTTCATTTTTTTTCCTTCTTCAAACGGCATAAATTTATAGGATTCGTTTTTTTGGCTAAGCAAGTGTGTGACGAATTCGTGCAAGTGTGTGACGAATTCGTGCAAGTGTGTGACGGATCCGTGCAAGTTCGTGAATGATCAAAAAAATCACTAGATTCAGGTATAGATTTATACTGACCGGTTCCAACAATAACAGTGTGAATTTTAGCTCTCAGATCGAAATTTTCCGGACTTCTGTTAATTGTGAAATCGACTTTTGACAGAAATCCGGAAAATTTAGTGAAGTTTGCACCCCTTCTCAAAAGTGGTTTTCTCATGATTGCGATCGCTGTTTTTTGCCAAGGTCCTTCAGGCATAAATATGATGAATCCTTTTCTTTCTAACTCTAAAAGGATTTCATTTGATCGCCGTTGAGAGTAACCAAGAATATCAGCAATGTATTGTCTACCACCGTGAAGATCTTCTCTTGAAGCTACCGATAATCGAATCCAAACAGCAAAAGCAACATGAGACAATTTCTCGTATGCTTCCGGAAGTTCGATAGGTCCTTCATTCTCAAAACGATCCGGAAGCGCTTTGATTCTTTCGCCCTTTTTGCTTTTCTTGCCTATCGCCATTCAAGGATCTCCGTTTTGAATTCTGGTTCGCTTTTATAGACCTTCAATCTAGCCTTACTATGCCTTCTAAAATATGAACATGTGTCATCGTAGAAATCTATCATTACAGGGACCTTATCACTACCTTCTACGATGGTTAGATTTCTTTGTCTTTGCCAAGTCTTCTTTTCGTCTTTACCGCCTTCAGCGTTTATCACACATTCAACTTCAGGAATATCAACACCTTCACCTAAGACATTTCCGATGATAACGTTGAATCTACCACTAACGAAGTCTTCAACAACACTATCTCTTCTACTCTGTTTGTCTCTACCTGTTAGGGTTCTAAAGTCGATATCAAGCTCTAAAAGCTCATTACAAATTCGAGCTATATGATTGTGTTCATTAGCTATTATAATCGTCTTCATTGGTAGGTGTTCTTCAACCAATGAAGCAATCATCTTGTTTCGATATTGGTTTTCGGTGATACAACGCTTCTTTAGTGTTGCACTGTATCTTGAATTTTGAAGATTTGGTTCTTCAACTTTGTAGATTTTCACGTGTTGAGGTAAAAGAAACCCTTCTTTGATCAATCGCGAAGTCGGAATATCACACTTGATAGGTCCACAATTTCCGCGTAACCAAATAATACCAGCTTCCTGTTCTTTGGTGTTGTCGAAAAATACAGTAGCCGAAATACCTATTTTGAATCTCGCTTCAAGATCAAGAAAAACTCTATGCCAGTCACCTTGTCCACGTATATGATGACACTCATCAAAAATACCTAAGTCAAATCGTGTCATCAATCCGAAGTAGTCTGGATGAGCTTGTCTACTTTCTCGTTTTTTTGTACCACGAATAGGAGCCATTTTAGCAAGCGATTGAATGGTAGCTACTGTCACAAATTTTGGATCATATACGCTATCACCAATCTGACCTACTTCTACGTTAGGTATGCACTCCTTTACGCTATTTATTGTTTGGTAAAGAAGCCACTTTGAAGGAACAACAAATATTGAAGGCCTACCTATCTTCTGAATTATCTTGGCTACTGTCTTTGTTTTTCCGGAACGTATTGGCATCTTTAAAACACCCCTACCCGGAAAGGGCTTGTCAAACATCGCCTTTACAGCTTCATTTTGGTAGTCTCTTAGTTGTATTTCATTATTCCATTCAAGATCCACTTTATCGTGTTTCAGATTTGTCTTGAAGGAAACAGAATACTTGACCTTCTTCTTATTCAACACGTCAACAATGTCGGTTAGCATACCAACAGGGGCGTGATATCCGTTAGTCTTGGTGAATTTGAATAGGTGCTCTTTTCCATCCCATCTACGGGATTTGTAAGCTGGACTGAAGAAGTAACCAGCTATCTTGTAAGAACACTTGTTATCGATAGCGCGCGTAGTTTTCAAATCAGCGCCATCGATATAAACAAAGGTGTTATCGATTGTAAGAATTACGGACACAACTAGATGTATCCGATATCTTTTATCGTCGATGAATTACAGTACAATCGCAAGTGTAACGCCAGTGCCTAAAACGGCTCCTAAGCCCGTTAGAAACCACCATGATCGATACCAAGCGTCAAGCGCTTCACGGGCTTCAGCCGCATCTTCTTTCGCTTCACGTGTCTGTTTGACATAGGTCTCTACCGTAGATTCTAGAGTGGTTGTTGATTCCTTCTGTAGCTTCAACGCTTCACGTAAATTTGATACTTCCGAATTCTTCTCAATTTCAGATTGTTCAAACTTTTTTATCTGAAGTTGAAGTTCAGGAACTATCAAACTTGCCTTCCGAAGTCGTTCAGCTTCCGAAAACGAAAACCATACACCCCTTTGGCCTTCCCTTGCCATCACAACGCAACTAGATTCCAAAGTCGCATTCTCGATCGTGTCACAAGCGAACGCCTTAGAAGGCCAGTTTGACACGATAAACAATGATAGACTACAAACCAGAATCGCTAAAAAGTTTCGCAACTTCATCGTCGTTCATCCCTTCTACAGGCTTTTTTTCGTTGATTTCAACAACGCGTCTTTTACTAGCCGCTATTTCTAGCTTCAACTCTTTGGCTTTTTGTGCCTTTTCGTTAGCGCGCGCTTCAAGGGATTCGACTTTAGCTGTATTCTTCGCAATCTTCGACTTTGCTTTATGAACTTCAACCGCGTCTTTTAGATTGTCGATTGTGTTCTTATTCGACTTATAAATGAAGAATCCACCGACGATCGCACCAATAATAGACGCTAAGACAACAGGTCTGGACCAAATCCACTTAGCAGCGGTTTTGATCCAAGACCCGATTTTTAGGAGTATCGACATTACCAATCAATCTCGACCCTTCGGTCACTTCAATTAGTAATATACCACACCACCAAGGTTTACGCTGAATTTATTTTGATTCCGCGCGATTTCAAAAAATGTTTTCCAAGTGAATAGATGTAAGATGATAACCAACCGGAACCGGCATAATAAAGCATGATAGCTGGAAGTCCTTCTACACCAGGGGAAACCGGCATATCTCCAAATAAGTGGCCGATTAGGGCCACCACAACACCGGTTATAGGGGCATGTAACGGAAGGAATGCGCGCATACACCAAAAGAATTTACCTTTAGCGGCTTTCTCTTTTGTCCAAACCTTTTCCTTCATCACTTTTCCAACACTTGCCAATATCAAGGCCATTACAAGGAATGGCCAATGAGGCAATACATATTGTTGAACCATTTCCATTTTCATATCTCCTTTTTATTGGTTACGGAAGGGTCACACTAGCCTGTAAAATGTTATCATGGTTTATAGCCGCCGTTCCAGTATTTTGAATAGCTGGTGTAGTTGTGTATTCACTCAAAAAGATATTGTCTGCAACGATAGAATAATCAGCCGCATTCAAATCAACCCATTGGTTATTTGGCATAGCGGCTGCGGTAGAAGCATAAACCCTATTACATACTATTTGCAAGGCTTGACAATATGTATCAGCGTCTATAAACATACATTCGCCCTCAAAATAAACATCACAATTCTTTACTGATCCACCATTAGTAGGTATTCCAGTAGTTCCATTGAATTGTACAAGTTTAGTATTGAACATTCCACTAGAACCTTGTGCGCTTCTAATTCTGCTAATCTGTAAATTATGGGCTCTTGGAGATTGATATATAAACCAACGAGCATAACTAGTATAGTTTGGTGTTGTGCTAGTAAAATACCATTGACCACCATAGCCATATAAATAAAGATCGTCTAATACGCATCTTTCACCTATAACCAATATATATCCATTAGCAGTAGGTTCAGGTGGTCTAGCGGAATTTACAAATTCAAATCTAGCATGTTCTATTTTACAATCATCACCGGTTATAACAATACATTCATCTGGATTTTGACTACCTAATGATGTGTCGAAATCAGTAGCAAATAACATATCAGATATACTAGTCCTACCCCTTAGATTGATAAAATTCCATGTCGGTGTGGTAGTAATATATGAATCTGGTATGCAATTAAATTCAAATCCCCTTACTTCACAATCTGTAAAATTTACAAACGAAGGGTATGAATCGGAACCAGAAAGATCTCTATCTGCATCAAAATTTCTAAGATCTACAAGGAGATTTTGAATTTTGCAGTCTTGAAACAAAATCCATTCGTAGCTATGCATGGTTGCTTCATCAGTAGTTCCACTTGCTTTTCTAAACTTACAATTTCTCAGAGTGCCTTCTTTTATTTGAATTGTTTGATTAGTTGCACCAGTGAACCTCATAAACGTAGCATTCAAATTGAAACTACAATCAATGTAATCAACACCTTCGGTATCAATCATACAAGGTTGATCGGTATTATCCCTATCTGCCTCAACACCGGAAAAGTGACAACGCGTAAACGTTCTTTGTAGTGTTCTGCTTGAAATAGCAGGGGAAGAAACGAGTTTTCCACTATCGGAATAGATGTAACAATCAGTGAAAGAAACTTTTCGATTACCACTCGTAAGTCTTATTGCTTCTGTATAATTTCCAGAATCACCAGCGTCAATTGCTATTACACAACCAATAAAATGAATATCATCACCGTCGATATTTAGACAATACTGATCGCCTTCTTTTTGAATGAACGCACAATTTATGAAAACCTTTTTTCTAGAAACAGCATAACTATTTTGATATGGTGATCCGTCTGTGTAAAGAACAGGCGATCCGTTAGTTTCGTTTATAAAAACACAATTCGAAAAATATTCAACGCTAACACCAGCATTGTTAGTAATCACCTGAAATGTTCCGTTTGATAACGGCGTTCCAGATCCAGAAAGAACATCAGGAACGTGGCAACTTCTCATTGAACTAGCTTCGTTTCCGCCTAAAGCACCACCACCAGTAGCGTTTCCACCACCATAATGTTGAAATGCATTTGGAGCGATCAAACAATTTTGAGCGTGGAATGGTCCATCCTCACCTAATATAGAATATAATGTTGTTCCAAGTTGCATATCTCTGAAAACACCATACCAATTGAATGCTGAAACCCCTGAAGGTGCATTCAATTTTGTTTTTAGTGGAGTTTCACCTTCGATTGACGGAATCTTCGTCTTATCCATATTGGACGAAGTAAAACTAAGAGCACCAGCGCCTTTCAAAAAATGTTTTTCAATACCCCACGAAGTGATAATGTCATTGACGCCTTGTATATCCGCTTGCATGGTTCCGGTATTAGCAGAATGAGTTATTCCAAATCGAGATCGAACTATTTGACGATCAGCGTCCGTCAATTTGGTAAACAATTCATCACCACTTGTTCCTAATCCACCCCATGATAGAGATGAAGAAGGATTACTTTGTGTGAATGCGGCTGAAGATATACGAATCAAATTTGCACCACCAGCCGTACTAGTTAGATCGTCAACTATTTCTTCTAATGCCGATTGAACATCAGTAGCAGAAAGAGCCCATGAAATAGGAGCCGCACCAGTATAAGGCGTAAATGCCATAGAAGAAGCCGATTGAGCATCAATACGATTTTGATTTGTTATATCAAAAACCGTAGGTGTTGCACCAGTATTACCGGCCACTGTTCCAGCGAAGAAAACACTATCCGGTGATTGAGTAGGTCTATTTGTAGCCGTATTTTTTAGAACTATAATTCCTACTAGTTGAACATAATAGTCAGAAGCGGTTGTTGATACACTTGTTTGGCCTAGTAATCCAGTGGTTGTAATTTGGTTTTGTCCACCACCATAAAACACCGTACAGGTCTCAATTGCAATAGCCGCACTGGTAGCGCCATCAGCCAATTGTTTTTTGAATACTCTTACAATTCTTCCGGTGTGATCTGCCACCGAAACACCTTGTTCAAACAATGAATCAACTCTGAAAGTTATGTTTGATCCGTTATCTGTAACTGAATCAGGTTCAGCTTCAACACCAACACCGTCAACATACCTATCATATTCTGGTTTACCGGTATTTGGATTGATTCGAATCTCTTCAGGATATCCGAGATAAGCCGCACCAACTTCATAGGTTGTTCCGGTCAAGTTGTCAAAAATCGCCGTTCTATCGATTTGTTCTAAATCGATAATGTGTCCATTTCCATCATGAACAACGCCATCACCTTCAGTAGGTTTCAAATCGATTTGAACTTGATCGGTTCCGGAACTGGATAATGGAACCTTTTCTGTGAAGCTTCCCTGAATGAAAAGCCTATCTATCGCTTCACGGATATTTTCGTTTAGGTAATCAAAAAATCGAGATCCAAAGTCTTGAAAACCCAAAAGTTTTTTATTTGTGATACTTACAAATTCTGAACCTGTTGTCATGGCCAATTCCTAACTGTTGATGTCTATCTCATCCGTTTCTAGTGGATTGAAGAAAAGTTCAACTTCATCTATTTCCAATGTTCCGGAACCCGATAACAATCCAACGGACCCTTGAACGTGTGTTGAATCTGACAAACTGAAAGCTTGATTTGCATCAAAATAAACTTTTATTCGTGTCGCACTTCCTTCCGGTGTTGCTTCAACTCTCAAAGAATAAAATAAATCGGGATCTAAGTATACACCGAAAGTTGTGTACATGTCTATTGATGACAAAACTGTTGGTGTTCCGGCTAGATTTACACCAACACGAAGCGCGTTGTTTGCTATATCTAAATGAATATAATAATAATCTGTTGAAGCGGTTCTGTAGAAATGATAAAAACATTCACCCCTAACACGCGTTGTCACAACATAATTGGACCAATTATCGGATCCGTCTAAGCTTACAACCGCGTCTTCACCACTACTAAGCTTCATCAATCCGTCTTCTACAACTGTTGTTCCAACACCATTGTGATCCCATTGGCTATCATCGTCGTCAACTAGAAACATATCTAGAAAACCAATATAGCTTATCGTAACGCGTTCACCTCCAGGTCTTGTCAGTCTAACCAAATCTCTAACCAATTTTCTGTTCAAACTTCCGTTATCAACTATCCTTACATTGTATCTGTTTTCTTCATAGTTTGGTGGACCCGGAAGCGATAACATCCAAGGATCGTACCCCTTATGTTCTTCTCCCATTGCAATGTCACCAACAATATATCTTAGATCAAACCAATTCCATACTCTTAGCCTTGCAGCCGTTGTTAGACGAAGAATGTCTATAATCGAATTTTCTGTACCACGTTCCTTCCAAAATGGAACTGAAGCCGCTATCAAGCGTCTTAGCGTATCTGAATCCAATTCATCTGTTATATAATCTAGTACAGAAGTCCACCCAACTATCCATTTTAGATACGGAAGGAACCTATCTTCTACTTTTGTTATAGACCATAAATTCGGAAGGCTTTTTATCTTTTGGTCTATAGTAGACCACATTTCTTGTGGACCTTCTAAAAATCTTTCCAAAAATTGAGCGCCATTATCTTGATCTTCTTGTCTTATTACTTCTAATATAAACGGATAGATTTTTAGCGTTAATTCTTGACCCGTAAGCGTAGATAACGGTATATACCCGATCATCGGTGATGTTTGGGTTACAAACAGATTTCCAGCGGTATCTTGAATTGTCATAGTAAACTCACGCTTATTTGGTCTGATGTTCCAATTGAATCATATAGTATCGTAGACAATATTCCTTTTACTGTAAGGTTATAGATATCGCCTTCTGTTTGATTATTAGTTTTCAGAGTAACTACATTTTCAATAACACTTTCAACTTCTAATGTTTGAAGTCCATTATCCCAAACATAATTGTTTATGTCATTAGCAGAAGTATTATTTAGTATAGTTTCACTAAAATATACTTGAACATGATTTTTGTTAGTTGCAAGAACAAGTATAACTGTAGGTGGTTCACCAGAACCAGCATATTGTTTAGCCGGACCACCACCAACTTCGCCGTTTGCACCCCTAATGTCGCTGGAAATTTCTACAGAATAAATTGATCCATCAGTATGTTCTGTGACGTTGACTTCAACGAAAGAAGGATTTGTTTGACCTGGTGGCAAATCTACGGATTGAGGTATAACATCAATCGCACCAGCCGAAACAGCATTGAACGTGTAACTATTCGGATCTTGCAAGGCTGAATTAATAACCGCTGGTGCCGAAAAATCTATTCTTACTTTTGTTGGTGTCAAAACGCGAGCATTGGATATTTCTAGAGTTTCTATTTTTTGCGCAATGATAGAGTCATTGACCGATACAGAATCAGCTATAATACGTTCTTGTGTAATAGCATCGTAAACGCTTACGCTATCATCAATTGTTCTTTCATATAAGGCCATTTTTTATGATTCCTGAATCGTTATCGAAAACGTACCAGATACCGGTAACTCTCTTATTCCTAGCGCTACATCAGAAGACGGAACCGATATATCAACGTCTTCTATTCTATCATCTACACTAAATATTTCGTGTATAAGCCTAGAAACCGGAACGCTATCACCAAAACTCCATTCATATGTAACACCGTCACTCTTCAATGCTTCAGGTTGAACAACCTGGTTTAGACCGTTTATTATAGCTTGTGCTGTAACGCCTTCAGGTGCGGTAACTACAGCGGTTACATCTATCGTTTTAGGTTCAAAGGCAACTGGAACAACTTCGTTGTTTGCTACATATCTTTTTGGAATCTGTGGATTAGCAAATTTGTCTCCATTGAAATACAATGCCAATTCTTCAAGTTGATTTCCGGTAGGAATAACACCACCAGATCCAACCACTATCAATTCTAAAGTTTTTTCTCCAAAACCTTCTTCTATAAATGTTGCTCTACTGAATGGCGAAGAACCATCAGACGCAACAAACGATTGTGTCAAAACAATCGCGTCATCACCATTCAATGCAACTTCTTTTACTCTCAGACTAGCCGGACCTGTTAGCTTTGCTCTTTCTAGGCTTTCATCGGTTGCACCTTCAGCTTGAGCCCACCCACCAGCTTGACGTGGATTGAATATAGAATTCACATACGTCAAACCTGTTTTGTCTACCGTTACGGTGTTTGCGCCTACGTTTCCGTCTTCTTCAGCATTATATCTATACTCTATAGAAATATTTCCTTGACCGATTGATGGTATTCTACCATTTACACCATCACCGGTTCTAATAGTTGCTCGATCATTATCCCCTAATTTTAAAATATAGTGCTTATCTTGTGGACCTGAAGATAGAAAATTGTCAACTCGCGTCCATTCTTCAGAATCTATCGTTACTGTTTCGCTACCATCTATAAAATAATCGCGTGTAGTTTCGAACGATTGATTTTGCGCGCCATTTGAAGAACCAAGTGGATCATCACTAACCGTTCTTCCTTGAACAACGTCTGATATAGCATACTGTTTTCCGGTATCCATTCTACACCTATTCAAGGTAGGCGAAGAAGGACCACTAACAGTTATGATTCTGTACCTAATCCAAAAGGCTTCTATTGAATTTATTTCTGTTTTTTGCCAGTTGTTCAATTCGTTTTGCGGTAATACAAATTCTACATCACCGTCCTGAATCAAATCTGCCGTTCCGTCACTGAAACTAAGTTGTGATTCCAAAGCAAATTCAGTCCATTCAGATCCTATCGTATAATCTTCTTCATCTGTTGAGGGACTTGTTTGACCTAATAATCCAGTAGTAGCTATGTTTTTACTACCGCTCCAAGTTGATGTTACATCTTCATAAACGCCAGTTTCATTCAATGAAACCCTTACAACAGTACCACGTCTATCGCTTGTGCCTAATAGACTAGTCAAATCAAATTCTAGATTACCACCACCTATATCAGTAACAGAAGTTGGTTGAATGTCATAAAGATCATTTTCGTAGTATTCCCAAATACCAACGATATTAGACATTGCTGTTACAACGTCTATATTCAACTTATCCCACATTACGCTTGAATGACCAAAATACAATGCATCACCAGTTACCGGACTAGGCCAAGGTGTGAAATTTGATCCTGAATTTGCTTGCGTTGTGTGATCGCTAAACGTTCCACCGTCAACAGATTGAACAGAAGTAAATTGATCCGTTCTATCTATTGTGATTCCTAAAAGTGATTCAAAATAGATAACAGGATTATCACCTTCTATCTCTGTTGCCGCTTGTGCATTTTCAGAAACGATCTGAAAACTTGAAGTAAAAACTTTACTTAGTTCATATACCAATTCCGTAGTAGCTGGTGAAGCTGAAGCCAATTTGTAGTCTATCAAATTAAGCATATCTCTAACGGTCTGAACGAGACTAGAAGTGGGAAGCGTATTTTCGTTCGCTACCATATCTAATAAAACGTTATTTAGATGACCAACTAGCGCAAACGATCGAAGTAATTGGATAAATGGTTCAAAATCACTTTCATCGGTTAGTTCCGGAACATCGATTCTTTTTCTAATAATCAGTGCTTCTAATATTTGCGGATAATAGAAAGCGCTAAAATCAAATGATGGTACTATTATTTCTCTTGAAGGCATGATTATCCACCCGTATTACCTGTTAGTGATCCACTTGAAGAATCAAAGTTTTGTCGAAACAATTTTTCTTCATCGCTTTCTATGCTCACATAGCGAAATTCTAACGTTAATTCTTGACTTTGATTTTCATCTCTAACCCATTTTATCGTATTTGGTCTCAATATGAATCTTTTTTGAGCTTGAAACCTTCTGAATACTTCGTTTAGTCTTCTTAGAATTTTCGATCTAATTAATTCGTCTGAAACTCCAAATATTGATCCAACGCCTAAACCTATATTTTGCTGAAAAGCGTTTTCATTATCGTCATCACCTAACGCACAGCGAATTATTTTGCTGTCGTTCTCATCACCACTAACAATCTTTGCGCCACCTTGATTGTCAACACCTACAGGGAGAGCTAAACCAGTAGCCATTATGATAACCCCCCTTCATTATCCGATCCTGGTGCTGCATTAGGATCACCTGTCAAACTTATCGGTGTTGGATTTGGAACACCTACAGCGGGGGCACCACTACCACCAGAAACGCTAATGATAACTGAACCCGCTGGAATACTACAATTCACCAACGCGGTTTTTACGTATGCATCAATTAGATCTGCCATTGCAGCCGCTTTGGTGGCCGCTGTAGATTCCGAAGAAACATCACTGAAAACTGTTTCTAGAGCTGATTGTAATCCTGATTTATCCAAAGACATGATTCACCTAATCTAATGGACAAGGTGGCGTTGTAGGTACACTTGGTAAAGCCGGTAACACCGGTATACCAGGTGGGAATGGAACTGGCAATGTAAGTGAAGGTGGTTGTCCAACCTGTATATTTACACCTGTAGGCATAACAAATAAGGTAGGTGTAGAAGGCAATCCGGGGATTACCGGAACACCTGGTGGAAATGGCACTGGAAGTGATGGCGTTGGTGGCGTTGGAACGGGTATATTGACACTTGAAAGGCTCGCAAGTATCGGAACCGCTGGAACGGCAGGGATTACCGGAACACCTGGTGGAAATGGCACTGGAAGGCTTATAGAAGGTGGCGCTTGAAAGTTACATTTTGACATATCAACCCACCTTTACCTTGGTTGAAAGAATTGTAGGTGCAAACGGTGGTGTAGGCGTTCCACTCGGACCTACACCAGTTGGATGTACATGTGCGTTTAGGAGCGGAAGAAACGTAGTTCCCAATACAGCCGCTTCAACATTACCTGTTATTTCAACATTTCCAGCGTCAATAACAGCGTCTTTACAACTGATGGTTACACCACTTTGACCCAACACGATTATAGCGCCACTCTTCAACTCTACAGAATTTCCGCTAGCGTCAATCAATTTCAATCCAGTGCTATCGGATGAAAAAACGTTTCCGTGTTGATCGATAATCGACATTTGACCGTCTTTAGCATTGAAAAATAAAGTGGTTCCAGTCTTGTTACTCATGACTATCGAACCATCTTTATCCATTGCGAAAAAACAGTTTTCACCAGCCTTATTTTGCCACTTCAAAGAAACTTGTTCTGAACCTTCTTTGTCATCAAACAAAAACACGTGACCCATAGGAGTAGCGAACCCGCGTCTTTTTCCATAATTGGTTGACGTGAAATCTTCATTGATGGGTGTTGGTGTGTCACCTTCTTCATTTCCGTAAGCGCGCGCTGAACGCCACTTTATGTCTAAATTGTCTATTGACATTTGTCCGTGTTGCTCGTCTTCAGAAGAACCTTCAGTCACTTCTATTTCGACTATTTCACCTATATCCGGAATGTAGAACCACCCCCAGTCATGAACGGGCTCAATGTCTATAGGTATTTCTGTCTCTTCATCACCTAATAAACCAACACACGCAACACGGATCCTTCCTAACTTATCAGGATCTTCATTGAATGTCACAGTAGCGTAATATGTAGCTGTATTTATCATGCTAAACTCGGAACCACCTTTCTCATATTACACTCAATTTCATAACCGCCTTCTTTGTCCATTGTATGAGTTACATTGCTAAAAAAATATTCTCCATTCAAACCAGCGCCTAACCCAGATAGTTTATGTATTTGCCTTGCCATAACAGATTCTACACCTATTATGGTTCCACTGGACAAAACAAAGTTCTCTCTGTTTCTTCGAAACCATTGTTTAGCCCATGCAATCAATTCAGCTTCAGTTTTAAAACGCCTATTTGACCTTACTTCAAAACTATAATCATCTATAAATATCTTTATATCGCTTGCCGTAGTATGATTACCTTCGAGTTCATTTCTTGAAGCCCGTATATCGGTTCCGGCTTCAACGGTAATATCAGGCGATTGATCGTTTTCTTCTTCAAAGTCGGCATCCAAAACCTTTCCGGTTTTAGGATCCTTTACTTTAGCTTGAAGTTTGGTTGTTGCCCCTTGAATAGCTAATTCAGGCTCGAATTCCAGTAAAGAACTATAGTCACTTCTATCATAAATAAATGTATATATTTTATCTTGTAAAACATCTCTAGATAATGTTTCTGGATTTTTGAAATGAAGCGTCCATTTTCCACTTGAATCACCATCAACCCAAAAATAATAACCCGTTAGATTTGCTAAACCATTTATAAAGTCATAATCTGTCAAACCAACTTTTTGAATGAAGTTGTGTGGTGAATCAGAAGTATCATCTACATCTAATGAAAAATTATAATCTTGTGCTCTTTCTCTAACTGCATTAGCGAACGTAGTTTGTTTGAATATTCTTCCACCTTTTCCCTTTTTCTTCTTCGATTTTTCAGGGGCGTGATCCATCATAACAGAATCTTTTGTATACCCTATTACCTCAAGACTTGGTATTTCTTCACGTGGATATCTAGGCCTTATTTTTCTAATAATAGTTCTACCAACGTGTTTTAATTGTGTTCCATATCCTAACCATAAACTTATTTCATTTCCAGGTTGTATTATTTTTGTATCTCTCAACGATACAGAACTACCACTTCCACCGCCCAAACCACCAAATCCACCTATAGGACCAATAGCATTCAATCCTTTTGGTGGTATAAGACCCGGATCAACAAAGGTTATCCGCATCATATCAGCCATACCATCAGAAGATTCATACTCTATTTTACTGATCAATCGACGTATTCCGATCGGTACATTTGCACCTTGAATTTTCAACATAAAATTAGGCGCATTGAACCCAACGTCATTAGAAAATGGATTGTCTACCGTGGAAATTCCTATAACCATTTTTACACCGGGGTTGTTTGCGCTTGCAATAAATGAGAAACATAACTTTTTGATCGTTTATCAAAAAACGATAATCGTAAACGTTTTTGCGCTGTATCTCTTTTTCCGAAAGCTGTTTTCAAAGTAGTTGAAGTTTGAGTGACTTCTTTTTCGCGTATCCCTTCTATTGACGGAAGTTTCACTATATCACCAGGTTGAAGTCTTTGTTTATCGGGATGGTCTTTTCTTATGATATCACCCAAAATAGGATTTCCATACTCTTTATAAGCTAACATTTCATAGTAGTCGCGCTCGCTAGCGCGCGCATATCTGGTATCTGTTTGTTCTTCATCATCTAAACTGAATGTTGAAAATTGAAGAAGAGAAACATCAAAGGTAACATCTCTCAATCCACCAAAAAAATCAGGTCTAGAATATTTAATTGACAATCCAACAATTACACAATTGACCGATACATGACCATCACCAACCGAAAATTGTAGAATAGGTGGTCTTCTAACACTAGTGTCTATCCTAGCCCACGATTTCAACTTATCTAATTTTTCTTTTGGGTTTGTGTCTAATGCATTGTTTCTAAATAGCCTACCAGTAAAGGATAATGTATCAGCGTTTCCATGTACAAATTGAAGTATTGGATTCTGTCTATTCAAAGACGTAAATTGAGCCCATGACGTACTTACTTCTTCAGATAATCCTTCAGCTTCAAATTGACCTTCAAGTACTTCACTTGAATCTAAATTAGATAATCGCCAAACCTTCATGTTTGGAATAAGTTGCGACGCTAATGAAGCTCCGACTTCTAAAAGCGGTGATACCATCATGCACCCCCTACCGGTGTTGCGCCATGTTCTACAGCGGATCTTCTTTGCCAAGGTGTAGATTTGAAGCCAGATCGTTCTTGAAGTTCAATCCTATGTCTACTACTAGATTTTGCAAGCGTCTTACCATCTACCGACATTTTATTATTTACTTCAACACATTTAGGTTGTGCGTCTTTTGTTGCTTTAGCCAATTCATCAGCCAACGCTTTCATATCTCCACTTTTTTCATCACCCTTAGCCTTAGCTTGTTCTTCACCTATCTTTTTCGATATTTCAGAAGGCTTTTCTGGTGGTTGTAATCCGCGTTGTTTTGTTCCTAATTCAACTTGAAATTTATCCTTGCCGAATTCGACCATTTTTTTACCCCAGTCAAAACCGGCTAACTCTCCAAGTTTACCTATACCCCATGAAACATTTTTTACTAAGTTTACTATACTTTCTATTAGCGATACAACCAAGAATTTCAATTCTCGTACTACCCATTTTACAATATCAAACATCGTAGTGAATGCTAACCCCATACCAGCAACGGCAGTACCTACGATATTTCCTAGGAAAGTCCAAACTACTTCAAAAAATGGCATCAATGCGGAAGCCGCTTGTGTTATAGCGTTTATAACATCATAAAAATCTGTCCTCAATGAATCGACAAATTCCCAAAATTTTTCTTGTACATAACCAAACACATCAGGTATGTACTGAAAACCAGCAATAAAAGGATTTATCGCGGTTTCCATTACGAAATCAAAACCTTGTTTTATACCTTCCCATATTCTAGTGAAAGTTTCCCCTACACTCTCACCGTCTCTTCTGATAATCAAAAAAGCACCAGCTAAAACCGCCAAAATAGGAAGTACAACGCCACCAAATACAGCACCAACAACAGATCCGATAACACTAAAAACCGGAACTAAGGCGGTTGAAATAAAGAACGCTAGACCACCAACGGCTAACAGTATGGGAGCAATAGCACCAGCTACCACCAGCGCAATAGTAGCTATCTTTGTAAATTGCTTGATCATACCTGGTGACTGACTTCCAGTGAATTTTGCTATGAAATCAGTAACAGATTTTCTAAATGTAGTCCATGCTTCTATTACAGTGTCTATACCTTCTTTTATCCCCTTTGCTACTTCAACAATTGTTGATCCAACTTTCTTTGAAGTTTCATCTGTTAGACCTTCTTCGCTATTCAATTCCTGAAGAACAAGAACAACATTTGAAAGATTATTTGTGAATCCCTGAACGCCTTCCTTCATTGGACCTAAGAACAATCCGGCAGTCTCTAGCGCGAAACCTTCAGCGGCCGATTTCAAAAGGGTAAAAGCACCAGCTACATTATCTAAACGTATATCAGCCATACGTTTAGCTGAACCTTCAGCATTATAAAGTTGTTCAGCTAAACCTTCCATCTTTCCGGACTCTATAGCTGTTAGAACTGCATTTATTGCCTTTTGACCACGTACACCGAAAAGTTCTGTTACAGCTCTAGCTTGATCCAAAGGATCGCTTATTGATTTTATTCCCTTAGATACTTGTCCAAATAGATCAATTACATCAGTGTATCCAGTTGCAGTTTTATGAACCTGAACGTTGTATTGTTGTAGAAGCCTACTTCCTTCTTCACTTGGCTTCAAAAGTTTTACCATTGCTTGAGTAAATGAAGTACCACCAATAGAACCTTGTAAACCAGCGTCAGCCGCCGCACCTAATACGGCTGATAACTGTTCAAATTCAACATTCATAGCCTTCGCTTGTGGAGCCGCATAACGCATAGCTTCACCCATTTGAAGGATATTCGTATTTGTTTTTGCTGAAGTAAGCGCTAATACATCAGCTACCCTAGCCGCATCACTAGCTGGAAGATTCATAGAACGTAAAGAGTTAGCAACTATATTAGCCGTTTCACCTAACCCAATACCATCAGCCGCAGCCGCATTCAATAAAGGTCCTATTGCAGCCATTTGTTCATTTACAGAAAAACCAGCACGTGAAAGGAATTCCATTCCTTCACCAGCTTGTGTAGCGCTATAAGCCGTAGTAGCGCCTTGTTTCTTCGCTTCTTTTTCAAGCATTGCCATTTCTTCAGAAGTCGCACCAGTAATAGCACGAACGGCTGACATTTGCTTTTCGAAGTCTATCGCTTGCTTGGTTCCAAACCCCATAGCAGCGGACACCGGAAGCGCGGCAACACCGAATGATCGCATTGAACCGGCTAGTTGACCCATACCTTGACCAACCGCCCTAGCTACATTCGTGATTTGATTGAATGATTTTGAAAACAGTTTTGAAGCGCGTGTGGCGTTACCCATACCGCGAACGGCTTGTTTTTCATCAAACTGAAGAACACCACCTAAACCGACTTTTTCTAACGCCACTTTTCTATCTCCGTTTTCTTCTTATTCTACCACCAGCCGGTTTATTCGTACCTCCTTGAGCCTTTTTTACCGCGTCACTTTCTTTTTTCTTTTGATCATAAATTCGTCTTAGATGCCACGCTCTTTCTTCTGAATCCATATTATCTATATTGTCGTAATTGATTCCACCTTCAGAAAAATAATATAGACCAAAAGTTTCTTCCCGTAACTCGTCTACACTAGTTATCGGGAAGAAGAACCGAAAAAATTCTTATACCTCCAATCTATCGGAAAGATAAATTTATGACCACCGCGCTTCAGCTTAGTACAAATTTCCGGTGTACACTCGCCTTCTATGCCCATTTTAGGGCCTAAAAAATGATCATTTATTCCTTGAATGAGACATTCAAAATCAACTTTTGATAACTCATCAATTTCAGACATAGTCAATGATACGGGCTCATTTACATCGTTTAGACCAACGATTGAACCAAGAAGAGTCATAGCTTTCACTTCAGCTTCGTTTGTGTTTCCACGTCCTTCTTCCATTACCGACCATTTGGGATATGCCATCCTAAATTTTTCGACTTTCTGTTTTCTTATGTCGATAGGATCGTGAAGGTCATAGTTCCACAAAATATCGTCAAGATCTTCAACGTACGATACTTCTATGGTTTCAAGATTTCCAACATATGGGAATTCAACACCACAACCAGGTGTAGGGCAGGTAATTGTAAGCTTCAAATCCTTGCCCATAGATTTCAATCTCAATAACGTATAGACATAAAAAACATCGGCCATATACATAGTAGAAACAACCAATGATTTTTCAGCGTCCTTCATACTGTCCATATCATGAGGGCCTAATTTAGAACACATATTGGCTACTACTATCGAAACATGTTCAGCCATACCAGCGTCATTAGGAAATTTCTTCCCTAATTCACGTTCGTCTTTAGTACGCCATGGCTTCAAAATAACGTCTTTATAGAGTTTACCGCCTTGCAATATACCAACAGGTAATCTATCGCGGTATTCCCCTAACGTTATAGTCATTCGACCCGGTGTTTCTTTGACTTTCGGATCGTCTTCTTTTATCTCTTTTGTACCTACTTTTTTCATCGGGTTACCTCCAATCGGCTAATAGCCTTGATAGGTCAAACCAACAGGTTTTCAGAAAGCGATTGTATCGCAATTTAGGAACCACCAGGTTCCAAGAATTATATTGGGATAATGTCGTCTACTGACATCACCCATTCTATTAGGGCTATTTCGCCTTCATTTTTCTTTTCCAAATCAGGGGTATTTCTACCTTTTGGAAAAACGCCAGAAAGCGTATAACCGCGTGTTGCATTTCCAGATATTGACTCCAAGGTCAAGGTACACGGCTTTTTGTACGTTGGTGAAACGGGATCTTGAGACTCTCTATACCATAACTCTAAAGCGGCTTGTTCAGCGGCATGGTGGGCGGGAACCATCATTGTGAATTCCGTAGCCTTTCGATTACCACCACTCGCAACAGTCCGATCCGGAAGTTCTGTGGTTTCAAGTTCATCTTCGATACCCGACATTTCAACGGCTGTTATCGGAATCAATCCGACAATTTGAAGTGTATACTTATTGACCGACATATGGTCTGCTAAAATTTCGCCTTTCACTTTGATCCTCCTTGCATTGGATGAAGTAGAAATTAGACGTTATTGAGAAATCAAGTCTCAACCGTTACAGGCTTCATTCTTAGGGTAGCCGCGACGTTTGCCGCACCAGTAGCAACGGCTGTAAAATCGATTTCTACCAAATCACCAGCCGCAAGATTGTAGTTGTACGCTAGACCCTTATAAGTACCATCAGCTTCCGTATTGAGAGTAGAAAGCGTTCCGGTAATCAAGGTTCCATTCACGCGTACGCGTACGTCTGTTTGAAGCGCTGTTCCGGTAGTGCCTATTTTCGTGTATAGCGTTCCAATCCTTGAAGCGCCATCCATCACCATTGAAGCTTTTATCCCTGTTGATGGACTCGCTTCTTTGACACTTAGACTTTCGCCTACGTTAGCCATAGACGTTAGCACTGCTAACAGATTATCTTCGCCGTGCGAATCGTCAAAAAATGCACCAGCTTCGCCTAGCGACCTTTTTAGTGTGGCTCTTGACATTTTCCTTACCTCCAATTTAGCGCTAAGCGCCTAAAACGTTTTTCGACTTTGGCCTTATGCTACTGATTCAAAAATTCCTTGTTTACCGATTTTGATTATAAACCGTTCAACCGTATCGGCTAAACGCAAACTTACTGAAGCGATCTTATCACCAGCGTCTCTCGTGACATCGGTGTTCAACTCTTCATCTACTTTGATGATCGCGGCTTCTTGGAACGTTTTACCACGTAGCGCTCTTTTCACAAATTCCGGAAGGAAGAAAGTGATTAGCGCTGTTTCCGCTAGTTTATCGCTTATTGCATCATTGATAGCGAAAATAATGAAATCAAACGATTCTTGAAGAACTTGTTCGTAATAACACATTTGTTCGCGTTGGTGCTTCCATTTCCAAGACGGATCTCTATGTAGAGTACGATCACCCCATATCACGAAATTGCCTTGCTTCTTCTTGATAACAGCGATTCCGGCAGGGTTCAACAGTTCTTCATTCAGTCGCCTATCCAAGGTCGGAAGTTTTAGTACACGTGGTAGTGTTGCATCAACACCGGCTTCAGCCTTGTGATAACCGTTCCAATTACGGGCTATTGAAGCTTCACGACCATGAATCATACCAGTCATCGGTATGAGCTTCAAACGGCCTTCACGAGCGAAATTCGGGTCAGGATCCGGAACATATCCGTAAGACGGCCAAGCCATCACGGCATAATCGGAACGCCCTAGCGTGTCATTTACGAGAGACAACGCGCTGTTTTCGGTTAGTACGGTTGAAGCCGCTTCATATCGATACTGATGATTCTTTGCTTCAGCGTACGCAACACCAGCTTTTTGAACGGCCGTTGAATTCACACCAGGGGTAGCGAATTTGATTAGGCCTAGATTCAGTCCAGCTACATCGTTGAACGGGCTTGTGTCTACATCCCAAGCTTGAAGTTCATAATCCGCGTCAACAACGTCTGCATTTCCGTCTCTACCGAAAGCCATTTCGATAGCAGCGGATACCATGAATTCGTCTGCTATAGCGGCTATCGTCGTCATATCATTACCACTTGCGATAGTGATGGATTTGTGATCGTTGTCTACGATCCTATAGTTATCCAGTTTGTAATTCACTTTGTCAGGATAGAGATAACCACCGATCAACTCATCAGCCACAAACGGCTTATAGTTTACAACCAACGTGTCAGTAGCTACTAACGGAGTGGCACCAGTCGTTACAGTAAACGGTGGACACCACTTGTTTATGTTCGCGCCACCAGCACCATTCACCGGATCAAATAGAGTACCTAACGTAACCGTACCCAATGCACCAAACTTGTCAGAAACTACGTCGCCAGTGGTAGGCGCTGTCATCGTAATGGTGATTTGTTGTTCGATCATTTCGTCGGTTGTAGTCCCTAATGCAAACGTAGGATTACCACCACTAGGGCTATTGATTGTAAAGTCGTGAATTTCAGCGGTTAGAACTGTAGCCGTTACAGTCTTGATTATCCCGTAATAATTTGCTGGCCTTACGTTTGCCACATGAGCACCAGTCCAAAGATCCACGGCTTCAGCTACAAAATTTGAAGTGTCGTTATTGATTACATTTACCCAATAACGCGCGTTGTTAGGATCCGTATGAAGATTTCCGTACTTCTTCACCGTTGCACCATCAACAAAGAATTCGATTGAGAATTCCGTATCAGGATTTTCTTCACCGTCACCAATTTTGAAAGAGACTGATTTTCCTTCATTCTCCAAAATCAGGTAGAATCGAAGATTTGTAGGAACCGCAGCGGCCGTCCAGTCATCTTTCATGGTTTGATCGGCTGCAACCGTTATCAATCCAGTATTACTATTTCCTATGATCGGATATCTTGTATTCGCTACAGCGTCCAATTCAATCCAGCCACCCTTTAATTGGTCGGTTACTAAAGAACTTGCTATAGCAGCGGGAAGTTGAAGCGTTGTGTTTGCAAGATCACCAGCCGCATCTAGATCGTAAGATCTATTATCTTTCTTACCACCCCACCTTCCGCCATTTGCGGCTTTCAATGTACCCATAGGCGTCAAAAGGCTTCCGATACGCGCGTATAACGTACGTTCTGATTGCAATTCGTTACCATCAGTAACACGAACAAGCGCAAGTCCACCAGCGCCATTAGCCACACTGAAAAAATCTTGCGCGCAATCGGGTAACAAACTATCGGATAAAATACCGCCTGTCATTGCCAGCAATTCGGTTTTTGACGAAACCAGCATAAGCTCACCGACAGGTCCCTTTTCCATAATGCCAGCATATCCGGCCCACCCTAAAGCACCAGGACTTATACTCTTGTCGCCTTCTTGTTCTTCGATCACCGTGCCAGCGGCTCGCGTAGGTCCAAATCTTCTTGTCATGGGAAAACCTCCTAATTCGTGACTTCTATTGTAATGTTTCCACCAGTCACGCTAAAGCGCTTGACACCAGTTATCGGCTTAGCGTCTTCACTATAGAATACAGCTTTTTCGATCAAAACGGTAAGTCTACCAGTGTACAGTTCCTTTTGTGACGGTGTTGAACTATCGTTGAAAACTTCCAAAACACGGTATGTGTAATTTTCATCCTGACCACGAGATCTAAGAAATGTGGTGTTAGCAAAGTACCGCTTCAACTCATCAGATAATATATCCAAATCCCTTCTAGAGCTTGTGATAATACGTAACGGTGTCCTTATATCGGCTTGAAAACCTTCTTCGAAAACAAAACCATGACCGGTTCCTTTGTTTATTACGTACGGCCTATTTCTAATCACACTTTCATTTTCGATAGAAACATCGTCGATTACTATGACAGGAATTTTCCGGACTTCTGTATAATCTTGCGATTGCGTCAAAACAACGTAGGGGCGCCAAATAAATCTTATTTCAATTCGGTCACCTACCGTTTGCGCTGGAAAGAAAACAGTTTTCGAAGTCGGATTGAACGATACACCGGAAAGTGGTGAAAGATGTTTTTCGTCAACCGTGTTGTTATATACCGCGTCAACGTCTACGATATCGTACGGTGTTTTTATAACACTCAAATCTTTTTGTGTTTCACCGCTTGAATTAAACGCGATAACAGAAATCGGCCTAACATTGTCCAAAAGATCTTCTTTGAATGATCTAACAACGTAGTCTTCAAGAAAAACAAGATCGGTTTCATATAACAACCTCACTTCATTTACGTATGGCGTTACACGTTCATTTTGAGTAGACAGATTTATCACAACCTGTATAGATTGATTCAACCACTTATCTATATTATCTGCTACTTCTTGTTCTGTATTCCAATTGTTTGGAGCGGCCACAACCCAGTCATTAGCACCAGTATTCCAATAATAATCATTTACCCCATCACTAATTCTAAACCTAACATCAGTAACCACGTCACCGGCAATTTTAGCATTATTCAATATGACAAAAAATCCAGACCATTTTCTAAGGGCTTCCGGTGTTGTCAATCTTGTTCTTGCGAATAAATCTAGGGTAGTTGGATAGGAACCGCCACTAACAGGCATTATTTCTAATCTATTAGTTTGTGGATTCAGCCTTACGCCAGAATTTAGATCGGCCATATCTCTTCTAAATGACTCTTCGAACAAAAAGCTTTTCATCATTTTTCTAAATCTAGGCATTATTTACCACCCTTTGCTCTATCAGCGAAAGCACGCTGTAAGGCCATCTTCCAATTGTCGCGCGCTTGTTTGATCATTTGAGTATTTCTAAATGCAATTATAATCCATTGTCTAGGCGGAATCACGATAACTTCAGTATCGTTACTTAGTGGTAGCCAACCAGTTTGCATTCTCTCATACAGATCCTTAGCCCTTCCGGTTAGTCTGTTTGGATCCATTTTTCCAGTGCTAGCCCTCCATAATACATAGAATAAACCACGCATCTTTTTGCTGACTCTTGCTTCAGCTCCATGATGAATCATCGATGCAACTTCAAACGATCGATCAGATCTAAGAACACCAGCAAAAACAGTGAAGTCATCAATAACTTTATGCGTTATACTTTGAAACAAAGTTGCATCATCTACTAAAGCCTTGTCATCACCCTTTATTGCTTGTGTAAGAGTAGCGTTTCTATTTAGACTTTTTCCGCTTTGAATAACCTGTCTTTGTAATTTTGTAGCCATCAAACCATTTAGTTTTGTGGCTTGTCTCATATGTATTCTAGACGCCCTATCAAAACCGCGTGCATCAATAGCTTGTTGCCATTTTTTTAGTCCTTTTATTTTGAATTGGGTAGGCATCAAATACCAGGTGTTTGTCTATCTGGTTGTCTATCTAAGAAAAATGCTTTCACAAGTGCAGGTCCACCTTGATCCGGATAATGTCCTTCATACCTTATTTTTACCACGTATACATCAAGTTCTACTCTTCCAGTTCCAGATCCATAACCAGCAATTCTATCACCACGTGAAAGCGTTTTTCCTAACGCTTTCAAATCTTTCATCCTAAGCAATACATATCCGTCTGAACCTTCTTCAGTTCCGGACCTCATTTGCCTAAGTTCTTTTTCAGAATACCATTTCCATTGACCTTTTATTGTGTATGTTTCACCATATTCAACAGTTTGAACGGGCTCATTATAACCATCGTCCTGAATCGTATCTTGTGGAAGAAACGGTTGAATTTGTGTTGGTATCGGATGTATGAGTCTAGGTAAAACCATTTTATGACCATGTTGGATTAGGGGGTGTTTCCATTCCTATAGGAGCCTTGTATAACGTTATTACTCTCTGAACAAATGGATCGTCAATCAAACCAGATAAACCAGGGGCGCGCGGCTTCAATTCACCACCACTAATTTGATACTTTATTTTGTGACCATCAGTCCATTCTTCAGAAACATTTCCGGTTACTAACGGGGGTGGTGAAATATCACTTTCAGGATCTTCTATCAGTGGTGTTGTCAGATCCTTCACAACCAATCTAATCATAGCCTGTTTGATCAATAATGGCGTAGAACCATCAGCTTCAACGTATCCAAAAACACCTTTCACGTATTGATTTTGACGACCCTTGAAAAAGCGACTTCTACTAGTTCTATCTTGTGAGCTATAGATATCTCTTTTGTAACCCCATTGATCTATCAATTTTATTCTTGGATTCTTTCTATCATCAGGATACCTTACGCTATTATAAACTTTATAACGATCAGTATCCAATGCAGAATCTTCGTCATTGATTTTTAATTCTTCTATAGAGATTATTGGAATAGCAAAATGAAGCGCGTCGCTATCGGTTCCATCCAAATACATTTCTATCTCTATTGGCCTAAACCACTGTCTAGTTGCTCTTTCTAGAACCTGTTGCCATAAACAAATTGAAGCTTGAATTTCAGCGTCATCAGGTGGTTGTGAATTCAATCCAGCCGCTCTTACTTCTGATACACTAACATAATAATCACCAGGTAAAATTGTTGCTTCAGATAGGACCTGAAATTCTTCTGCAAAATCTTGTTCCGGATCTGTTGAACTCAATTTTGTAAACCACCTAATTTCATGAGTACCTATAGGTATCGTAAATGGAATGGTGTATGTAGCAACATATCTACCAGTCTCTAATCGACCACCAACCGGACAAGGATTCAAATCAACACTTTGACGACCTGTAAGCGGATAAATTTGAATTGGTGTTCCGGGAGTTGTAACCTTGTCAAAAATCTGAAAAGATAATTCGGAAACATTTATAAGTTGTCCGTATTGATCTCTCATAAAAACGTCAAGTTTTGGATTGCTACAATTGCTGACTTCACCGCGTACTAAAGCTGGCATAACTCACCCCGTTACTTGAACAGAATCATCTATTGTTTGTTCGAAAATCATTCCTGAATCCAACCTATCATTACATTCTACATAATCACCCTTGATTATGACAAATCCTGTTGGAATTGGATAACAGTCTCTACCACCAGAAATACTCAAAGGTCCAGTAGGAGAAACGGTATAAATTTTCAATGGACCATAATTTATCCCGTCTTCAATACCATGAATAAGTAAAATTTGAGCACCTTCTATTATTGAATCTTCAATTTCTACACTATCATTTGTTGACCTTGAATAGTTCACTTCTACCAACAACAGATCAACCACTTCAAGTTCATCCGGTGTTGTGAAAATCAAGTCTGCTAAAATCTGATCTGTAACAAATACGTTATCAGATACATAAGCACCTAAAGTCAACTCTGATTCTATTGAATCTGAAACCTGAATAGAATCGAAAATCGTTTTCGCTTTTTCGAGTGAAACGATTATCAAATCTTCTACTGATATTGAGTCATCTATTTCAACGTCAAAACTAGGAGTGAAAACAGAAAGTTGATCTGTGACACTTACTGAATCAGAAATAATTCTGTGATATTCGACTTCACTGATAAACGTTTCAGAAACGTTTATCGAATCACCAATTGCAATATCAAAAATTCTTTCTGCTAAAGCTGAAGTCTGATCTGTAACAGAAATGGTTTCACTTATCGTTCTTCCATATTCCATTTCGATCGAAAGTTGTTCTACTACGTTTACGGAATCAGAAAGAAGAATAATTCCACCAGTAGAAACAGATATCGTATCATCAACCTGTATCGAATCAGTGATTGATCTAACCGCGTCATGTTCACGTTGAATGGAATCTGTTACATTTATTGTGTCGCTAATAGATCTATTATAAGAAGTTTCTGCTATCAGTTGATCTGACACATTTATTGAATCAGATATTTCTCTCTCGCTAGTCGCACCTAATAAGTCAGAAACAGAAACACTGTCGCTGATGTTTCTTACAGCGTCATGTTCCCTTTGAATTGAATCTGCTACCGAAATAGTATCATTTATCGTTATATTTATTTCACCAGTTATTTGTGATACGATTTGGTCAACAGTTGAAACGGTGTCACTTATTAACCTTCCGTACTCCATTTCAATGGACAAAGAATCAGACAAACTAACTGAATCAAAAAATGCATAATCGAAGATTCCGGCTGAAGCTTGATCGGATACGTTTATCGAATCGTTGATTTCTATATTTACATCTTGAGATCTGATAAGTTGATCTGAAACTGAAACAGAATCGTTTATCGTTATTCCTTGCGCATAACCAGTAAGTATTTGATCTAAAACATTCACGGAATCGCTTACAGTCCTTCCGTACTCCATTTCAATGGACAAAGAATCTGTAACACCTATAGTTTCATAAAACTCTCTTTTTATTTGTCCTTCTATGAACTCTGCAATCAACTGATCTGAAACATTTGTTGAATCATTTATCACTCTACCAAAATTCATTTCAGTAGAAATTTGATCAATGATATTTACGCTATCGGATATTGCATACCCGATCTCTTTTCCCCTACTAAACGTGTCATAAGTTACTACGTAATCAGAAATGATACGACCATATACCAGCGATACTTTCAACTCATCAATAATACCAACCATATCACCATAGTCCCTAAAGACTTCCGGAACGATTTGGTCAGTAGTTGAAACGGTATCACTTATTATTCTATGAGCATCATGAACGTATTGGATTGAATCAACAACAGAAATGGAATCACTGATGATTCTTCCGTATTCAAGTTCAATAGATAAAGAATCTGATAACGAAACGGAATCTGAAAAACTTCTTTCGAATTCCAATGTTGCTTTTACGGAATCAGTTACAGAAACGGAATCTGAAAAACTTCTTTCGTATTCAAGTGAGACCACCACTTGATCAATGACAGATATGGAATCGACATTTTTTATAAATACTTCTATCGCTATTTGATCAACTACTGATACGTTGTCATCAAACGTTCTTGAAGAATCGTGATCCCTTGATAGTTGATCAGATACGCTTATGGTGTCACTAACAGTTCTCTCTATAAAGAATTCTACTACAAGTTGATCGGTTATGTTTACCGTATCATTTACAGATCTTTCAAAATACATGTTTCTAACGACAGAATCAATAACGGCAATTTGATCGTTTATTGTTCTAACCGCGTCATGAGCACGTAAAATCTGATCGATGACGTTTATAGGATCGCTAAAACAAAAACAAAAAGCTGTATTCACATTTATCGAATCAGAAATACTTATATTATCATTTATAATTCTATGTGATTCATGGGCTCGCTGAATTTGATCTGTAACAGATATCGAATCGTCTATTATCCTACTTGCGTCATGGGCTCGCTGAATTTGATCTGTAACAGATATCGAATCGCTTATAATCCGGTGAGCATCATGAACACGTTGAATCTGATCGGTTACTGAAACGGTGTCATCAATCGTTCTTACAGCGTCATGTTCCCTTTGAATTTGATCGGTTACCGAAACAGTGTCGCCTACCGCCCTTCCATACTCTAATTCGGTAGAAGCTTGATCTGTTATTGAAATAGCGTCGCCTACTATTCGGTGAGCATCATGTTCACGTTGAATAGAATCTGTAACCGAAACAGTGTCAGAAAGCGTTCTTCCATATGAAAGTTCTGTGGATAAAGAATCAGAAACAGAAACAGTATCGTTGATGATTCTAACAGCGTCATGTTCGCTTTGAATCTGATCTGAAATAGAAACAGTGTCGTTTATTGATCTTTCATATTCTAGATTAGTATATACTTGATCTGATACGTTTACTGTATCGTTGATGATTCTAACAGCGTCATGTTCGCGTTGAATTTGATCTGTGACTGAAATAGTGTCGTTTATAATCCGGTGAGCATCATGAACACGTTGAATGGAATCTGTTACTGAAACATTGTCTGAAACAGTAGTCCTTCCATAAAACATTTCAACGTCAAGATTATCTGATACGGATATTGTATCATTGATTATTCTCGTATAGACTTGACCTATAAATCCTAAAGTAAATAAACCTATCAAATGATCTACGGTATTATTTACTTGCCAGTCGATATAATCTGGATAATAAAATCTACCTAATTTTCCAATCGAATCTAAATCACCAGAAGAGTGCATCAGTATCGCTTGAAATGTAGCCCTTCTTCTCTCTGATGTACTTCCGATTTTGGCTATTGCCATACCATCTTGATCAACCGCTTCATACGAAAATTTTACGTGACCTTCAGAACATCCACCAGCTTCTAAACCCACATCTGTTCCGTCCCTATTTCCTAAAGCATGAATTAATTTTTTGGTTGCATATGTCTGATCTAGCGCAAATGAAGGTAGATATTGATCGGCCCCACCAGTTCCGGAATCATCTGATTCAATATACTCAACTTGATACGGGAAATACGTGGTTCCGCCGAAATACATGGCCAAATAGAAGAAGTAATCTGAATCGGTCCCTGCCCAGTTCCAACCGTCTGAATTGGTTTTTGCGAATTCTATCTCCCAACCCGGAGTTCCTCCGACCGATTGACCGTACAATCCAGAATCCCTGAATATGAATTCCCCGTTTCCGGTTTCTTGTGTGTCGATGAAAGAATAGAATTGGGCGCCGGTTTGGCAATCTAACCATCCGCAAGCTCCTAAACCGTAAACGGTCCTCAATTGATCTGAATCAGAATCAAGGCATTGACCTATTATATGAACAGCTTCAGGTCTGAAATTCAAGCCACTAACTGAACCTGCGCTGGCTTGAACGGCTCCGCAAGCTGCTTGGAAATCGGCTCCTCCGAAAGCCATGTAACTAAACGCATAACCGCTTCCCATTACGGAAGTCCAATTCAATCTGAATCCGCCTGTGATTCTGCTGTACGTAGCCAATAAATCCGGACTGCCCAACGTAGAGTTGCCGGCGATGTAGAGCGCGATTATTTCTCCATTTCTACTATATCCAGCCGCACCAGATCCGGAATCATGCCAAACTCCAAAGCATCTTTGTGCCGCGCTGGTCACACCGTCGTCGGCACCTATTCCGTGTGTGTATTCTATATCCGTCACCGCTGATTGATCGGAGTTCCTTATTCCGTAAATTATCAACGCTTTGCAGTCAAATCCTAGATTTGTAAAATCTTGATTACCTGTTGAAGTAGGACTAGCAAATGTTCCAGTTGCAACACGAATATCTTTTGGTGTAGCCGTTTGTGGCGGTTGAACCAATATCATACGTGCAATATATTGATACGAAACTATACCCGGAATATCAGTTGATGGATTTCCAGTACTACTTCCTTGCGTTGCAAATCCCCTTGTTTGAACGTAAGAAGTAAGCTCATCAATCAAAATTCCAATTCCAATGTCTAGTCTTTCTGTCCAACCGCTAGCCGGACTAGCACCAGTATTATTTCCTTCAGCTAAATTTACTGAAGCTATCGCTAAACAATCTGCTACAGGTGTTGTTTCTGCATCCCAATTATAGGTTCCAGAATCTTCATAATTTATTGATTGCCTTACTATTGGCCTTGCTTTATCAGCGCCACGTATACAATGGATATATGCTATTGTGTTTAGTACACCTATTCCAGCATGACCAAATTGAACACTGTTGCTATCTCCGCTTTCCCTTATCTTCCAAAATAAAGCATCACGGTGACCTAAAAGTACCTTTCCAAGTTTGTGCCATCCATCAGGTGCGGTTATAAGTTCATTTGTTGGAGCTGATATATTTACTACAGAAACATTAGCAATTAGTAAATCACCAACAGTAGGTGGACTCCCACCATCTATACCAGATATATCTACGGTGATTGATGAAGCAAACGCCGTATTAGATGCAATACCTTCATAAGATGGAATAGCCATTATCTCTTCTCTTTTACATGTATGACCATCCGTTTACAGCTATCGGAAAATTCAATCTACCATCAGGTCCACTTCCGTTTTCCATTTTTTCAAATGGTTGATCTGATTCGTCTAGCCATTCACCTTTATAGTATTTCGCTACACCAGTCCTTCCACTGTAAGTTCTAACGTAAACCAAAATACCTTCAGTTGGTTTAGTTGAAAGATCATTGAAAACAACTTTCGGTGATTCCGGTGTTTCTATCCAAACTGAAGAAATACCTATCTTTGGATAAAATCCGGAACCATTTATGATCGCAGAAATCCAAATTCTAATCCAAAGGTCACCCATATAACTAGATATATAATCACTATCTCTTCCTTCTATCACCTTTACATAATCGTTCCAGTCTTCAAATGTTATGAATATCGGATCGATCGTAGATATCAGTCTAGGGCTATTTGTTCTTTGCGGATTTTCACCCCATATCGAAGCTGAAATTTGGGATTCATTTCCACCGTCAATTCGATTAGCCCTTACATGAAGTTGTGAATTTCCAAATTCTATAGGTCCTTTTGACTCTACATGTACATCAAAGAAATTTCCAACCATACCTTCTTTGATGTACACGTATGCGTCATCACCTAATAATGGATTCATAACATAAGACTTCTCTATTCCACCGATTGACTTCCAATCACCTACAAATATTCCGTCACCAATGGGATAGAGAACTTGTGTCATATCATCCAGCCGTTTCACCAGCGCCTTCATTTATCAAGACGTTCGCTAGCGCTGTAGCGAGCGCTTCCGATTCGTTGGTACTCACACCAGCGGTTACCAACGCACTAGCCAAATTTCCTTCTAATGCTCCATTAGAACCAACACCAGAAAGCCACGTTCGCGCCGTACTGATATGGTCAAGCATCATTTCAAACCAGTCGTTAGCGCGCCAAAATCGGATTATACCGCTGAAGTTTGCCCTAGCGATTATCACACCAGCCTTCACGCCAAAGGCCAAGACTTGATCGACAATGATTTGGTTTATCGACGTACTAGAAGCGACTTCAGCCGCCGTACTTCCGGGGTTGGTAGCTAGATCGCCTAATATTGCTCCGCTATTAGAGCGTATTGCGCTTGTGAAATCTGAAGCGTTAGCTATTCTTCGTTCAGCCATGATCCACTCTCCTTTTCGGGCATAGCCCGATCCGACGTGGATCTAGGCTATGTCGCTTCAATAATGTGTTTACAGGACTTGTTAGAACAAATCCTTGATTTTACTACGTCTACTTTTCCGTCCTTATAGACTTTAGTTTCGCAACCACAATCCCTACACGGAAACCTCACGATCCTACCGTTTATTTGCTTCAACGTTTCTTTTATTTTGGGTTGAACTTTTCTACATACCGTTGAAGAACAAATTCGTTGACCGCTATTTTCTCTTTCGGCTTCACCATAGGGTTTAGTTTCTGAACCGCATTCAGGACAAGGAAAAATTGGATCTGTTGGTTCAGTCTCAATTGTGGCCAAGACTGAATCAACAATTTGCGGTTTATCCGTAATACCCATGATTACACGATTCGAACGTTGTAGGTGAGCTTCAACTTATCGGCAGTCGTTTTATTTACTGGCGTAAATATGGCGCGCATAAGAGCCGATCCACCAGGTGAAGTATTTTGATTCAACACAACGACTTCTTGAATGTTGGTTGCGGACTTCGAACCCGCACCTGAAGGATAGCTGATAACCAACTGAAACGTTCTTGTACCAGCCAAAAGCGTTTTCGAGTCAGCCGTATTCAGGGTTCCGGTTACGGGCGACACAACGTTAGTTTGCGCGCTGTTAGCGGCTACACCACACGTTCCAACCCGGAATTGATCCCAGTCATTAGGGTTCAAACCACAAGCTTGACGCCACGTTTGACGTTTACCGGTATTGACTACCAGATTATGAGTCCTTACCCTACGAATAACTTTTGGTCCGTCACCACTATCGCGGATTACTTCGATATCGACGAAACCGCCAAATTTTTTACTTTGCAGAATGTCTTTGATTAGTTGTTTTGGTGTCATGACTTTTCTCTCCGTTACATTGTGACAATGCTTCTTCCAGTATTGTAACGTTTTCTTGTGCTTCCGTAAAAGCTTCCGTAGGTGAATCACCCGGAAGAAGTTCGATAACCTTTTTAGCCCACATCAAAGATTCTTCTATGCGACCCATATGAGCGCAAACTTGTGCTAACCTTTGCGCGGGAAGATGACCATAGTATATCAGGTCGATCCACCACACCGTAAAAGGTGGATCTCCTATGCCTGTTGCAGCGTACGTATAAAATCTATGTGCCTTCTCAAAGTCTTCTTGAAGAAAGGCAATATCACCTAACCAAAGAAAGTGTTCACAACGCGTCCAATCATCAGAAGTACAGCCATGTAGCACTCTAAAAGCATCTTTCACGTTTCCTTTTCTCATATATTCTTTGGCCAAGATAAGCCTAGCCTGATAGCGTTGAACACCATTATTTGAAACAACTAAAAATTGTTCAAGCCTTTCTATCGCTTTATTTGGATCGATATCACGCCACTCTTGACCCAAATAGAAAAGACTGGCTTCAGATTTGCGCGCTAGCCAGTCATCTAGTAGCGCGTTTCTGTTCTGTGCCTTGCGTTGTTTGGCGCGACTTTTTCCACGTTCTTCATGCCTATCATGAAGCATTTTTATTTGAGGTAATTTTACAACGTAAGTTCCATCAGGATAATCCAAAGTATTGTGAACCGGACGAGTAAAGAAAATATCTTTAGCATTCCGAAACAACCACGGAAATGACCATTGTTGCCCGTTACCTTGTCTTAGAACTAATCCTATCCTTGCTGGTTTAGGAACTATTCTATCTAGTTGAAGCAAAACGTCTTGTCCACCAACTAATCTTTCATGACCTTCAGTCATAAAGATCCATTCACCATCACATTCAGCGATACACTGATTTCTTATCCATGAGAAATTCACACCATTTTCGCCCATATATTCTCTGCATTCACCACCTTCACAAACAAGACAATCGTTTAGGCTATGATTATCTGGTGGACCCATTGGATCGCGTAAGTAAAAAACTTTATCAGCATATAGCTCTGCTATCTCCCACGTTTTATCTTTAGTTCTTGGATCTATACCTACTACAAGTTGATCGGCTATACCGCGCAAACTTGCTAAGGTCGGTTCTAAATCGTGTTCTTCGTCTCGAACCGGAAGCGTAGCTGATAACGTGAAATCTTTCTTTGCTAATTGACCACACACGCCTAACAAAAATGGACCCATCACTTCAATCCTTACGTGTTCGAAATGACTTTCAAGGGTCTTTTTGAATGACATAGCATTGAATTTTATTGTGTGTTGTGGTTCTTCTTCCGGACCTAATCGATTGTTGGGTACTGATATCAACGCACCATAATTAGAATTTCTTTTTATAGTCTTTAGTAATCTATTACGAGTGATAGTAGAAAGGTGTTCCAAGCATTCAGTAGACACATATACTGTTGCACTTGGAAAATCATCAACGTCACTGATAGCTTCCAAATCACACTTTATTCCAGTCATACCCTTTTCTGTAACACCTTCTAGAGCGGAATCGCTGTGATCAACAACATACATGTTTTCAGAAGGATTCTGACCAACTAAATGACATTCATCTACAATCTGTTTCGCTAGTATTCCGCGACCACCACCTATATCAACTACTACGTTTCCTTTAGGCGATAACGGTGGAAGTCTCTTTATGAGTGCGCATATTCGCGCGTACACGCGCGTAAGAGCTTCCTTTCTCCACGTATCATCCCCTTCTTCGCTCCAAAGTTTATTCCAAAGATCAGAATTATTAGCCCTTCTTGCCTTTGCTTCAACTATATCTTTTTCTGTTTTTTGGACAATGGTGTCTACCATAATTCCTCACTATAAATGGTGATGGTTTCCCATACCAAAGATGTTTTCAGATCACTCCATTCCAAAATGATTTTGACGTTTCTATCCAACCATCACAAACGTCAAGTGCCTTCTTTACTGGTTTAGCACCAGCGCGATTTCCACGGGTAGCATCGATCTTCCCTGGATCACCACCACGGCTAGCCAAAACCGCATTAGCGTGTTTATCCAAATGATTACTAGCCCTACTTCTTTGTTCCTGACTCAACTTAGCTTGATTCAATCTTGCTAATGCATTCCTCAAACGTGGCATATCAATCGTACTATCTTCGCTAGCACTCTGAACATTGCGCGTATGATGCGGCAACATTCGAAGATTACGTGGTGTAGTTTTTCCGCTCGCGTCTTTTTTTCCACCAGGTAGAATAATCGCGAAAGCCGCATCTGGTAAATCGTTGATTGTAGCCGTAGACAATGGCGCCTTTTCAACGTCTACTTCGATTCCTTTGGACTTCATAACAGGGGCATTTTGTTTCTGTTGAAATGAAACAACCCTTTCGACTTCCATTAGACTTTCAAATTCAAACCCACCAGTATCTTGACGCTTGTATTTACAAGCGAAATACTGTTGTCTGTTTCCGGGTTCAGAGTCGTATTTATAGACATCAAAAACAACGGCTGAACTGAAAATCTCAACCGGATAGATATCTCCCTTCTTCACATCAAGCGCCAATTTCTGTCTAGCCCATTTCACGCAACTTTCACGCAACTTTTTAGTGAAGTCACTGACACTTTCGCCAGTTGCCAATTTGATATCTTTACGAACAAAAATATTTTGTGTAATGGGATTACTCATTTTTTCGCTCCCTGAAATGGATTGTATTTCTGCTTTCCGGTTTTTGATACTGTTATTCTAGCCGCTGGTTGTGAACGATGAGCCATAAGGACAAGGCGTATTTCATCAGAAAACACGGTTACCCTTTCACCACCCTTTATCTTTCCGTTAGCTGGAATATTTTCGATATGGAAAAACACTTTTCGGAAATCATCCGGTCTTGTAATCGAATACTGAACACCGATCTCTTTACCGTATTTTCTACCACATTCAGAACACCTTCCAACGTTATGTCGTTCCACCAATGACACACCATTGATTGTAGCTTGAAACTCTTCTTTACCCAAACGTTCAAGCCAAAAGCGCGCTTGTTCTTCATCAGCCAAATCAACCCTAAGTGTTTGGCCGTCACATGTGTGTATCTTCAGCACAACAGTTCTTTCGGTTGGAGCCGATCGGAACTAGTACTTCTTTCGCTTTTTCCCCTTTTTCTCTTTTTGGTCTGAATCTTCTTCAGAGTCCACAGAATGCCCTTCTAAGGCGTCAAAGTTTTCTACGACCGATAGATCAGAATTTTCGTCGTATGGCGTAGAAAGTATGATTTCAACATCGTCACTGGGCAATTCTGTTGATTCTGATTCGACCACTTTGACTTTTACTGGCTCGCGTATAACCATCAGGGGAATTTTCAATTCTTGAAGTCGTTCCAATTCGGATTTTGTGACATTTTTTGTCGCCCCTGGTCTCACATGTAGAGCGCCTTCACACGAACGCTCACAATCTTTCGGAAATCCTTCAACCTGTTGGATTGAAGCGTTATGTCCGAATTTGATAAAAAACATGGTTCAATCTCCCTGAAGCGACAATGATACGGCTTATTCGTCGTCTTCTTCGTCGTCTTCTTCGTCGTCATCGTCCGATTGATTTTGTGCTTCCAAAATCAAATCGATTATTTCGTTTTTGCTCGCCTTCTTCGGAATATCCTTCAACGTCAACGGAAGTTCGTCATCGTCTTTTATGAGTTTTTTCAAATCCTTTTGACTCATTTTTTTCAGGTCTGCTTTTTCGTAAAGACCATCTACTTCTTCGTTACGTTCTTCGTCTTCTTCTTCAACTTCATCTTCGTCATCCCGTTCGTCGATATCTTCATCAATCTCTTCTTCTTGAACCGGTTTAGCCGTAAACTTTCCCGATAAGATCGCTATGCTAAAACCAGGTTGAGACTGATAATACCGAACTTCAACGGGATCCGTTGTGATGAAGCTATCGCCCTTTTTGACGAAACGCCCCCTAAATCCCGTGTGGGATACGGGGGCGCGTTTTGTCTTAGATAACTGTATTTTTGCTTGAAAACCTTTTGCCATTTCTTGAATCTCCTTGTTTGGATCAATCAAAATGATCGTTGTTGCTTAGTGAAAATACATCACAAGCTTATTTTTGGGTAGTAATTATACACCCTTTCCGATGTTTCTAACCTTCACGATTGCCGTAAGTTCCTCATATTCTACGTCAACTTTCGCGGTAATCGCATACTGATTCACGCCCTTATAGATATCACGATCCTTTTCGATTCTGATATCACGTCCGATACCAATGATCATGTTATTCATATGGGTCAATAGAATCTGTGGATTCGAACGGTAGGTTACTTTGACCGTATCGCCACTACCAATTGTACTAGCACCGTCACGAGCTATCGTTCCGTTGGTTGCGTCAAGGATATAGTCATTACCAGCGCCTTCAACATAAGCAACGGTAGGAACCTTATCCAACGTTTCCGGATGAACTACAACGTCAACTACAGGGGCGTTAGCTAGAGCTACAGCGGTTGTTCCGGTCAAGGTCACATGTTCAACCGTAAGCGGTTCAAACTCCCACAACGGAACTGGAACAGCGGTAATTCCGAAAGGTCCAGGCATTCCACCACCACCCCTAGCAGCGTCATCACCCAACGCGGTAGCGCGCGTTGACAACTTCTCTAGGTATAGCTGCCAAAGGTCCGGACTGATAAACCACCGTAGAGCCGATCGATTCCGTCTAAATTTGGTCGGCATGGCTCGGATTGCTTTGCTGAAAATCGATAGACCGATATTTTGGCCTTGCGCGTCAACGATGTTCGAACCATCAGCGAGAATAGACCAACCGTCACAGAGTGCCAAGTATGCATCTTTGACTTCGTCTGAACTTCCATTTTCCAAAATATCGGATTGTGGAACCGCTGGACCTAGTTCGTTACCATTGATGTATAGATCTTCCAGATCGTTTGCAAGTTGCGTAGCCATCAATCGGATAATTGTTTCTTCGATGCTATCACCTTCGATATTCAGCTCTCTGAAGCTATCACCGATCTCGAACGGAACGCATAATTCGTGCGGAGTCAAAGTAACTTTTGAAGTCGTGATTCCGCGTCTAACCTGTGGGTCAACCGCTTCAGACTTCGGTACGGCCACACGTCGGCCAACACCGATTTTATCGATTTCTAGATTTTCGTTTCGGAACCGAACGATACGCGCGTTGTCCTTTAGAACGGTCTCATCAATAACAAAATCGATGAAACGATCTGATTGCGCATTGTTCAACTTTCCGCTTGCCGCTATTGCATCAGCGGTGATTGCCGCCTTGCTGACAATGTCCTCATTTGAAATAGTCATTTCTGTTTCTCCTTGAAAGTTTCTTTTGTTTGCGCCTTGTGACCGTTATTCTCTACAGAAGTCCGTTCCAAAGGCCTTTACTCTTTTGTGTATCCGTATTGGTGTCAGTGTCACCGTCATCTTCTACGCTATTGCTAGCGTTACGAGTCTTTTCGATATTCTCGACACGTTCCGTTAGGGTCTTTACGCCATCAGCTAGCGCTTTGAGTGCTGTAACAAATTCTCCGTTATCATCAGCATTCTTCATAACCGGCTTCTTGGTCGGTTGAGAAAGATCGCTTACGGCACTCGGATTGCTATGACTCTCAACACCCGGAACTTTTGTTTTGGGTGATGTATTGGGAGCAACCGCTTCAAGAACAAGCTTCAAGATTTCCTGAGCATTCTTCAGTTGTTCTATTCTGCTAGGCGTAAAAGCCGCTGCTTTTTGAACAGCTTCAGCTAGCGATTGCATGGTAAGCGGTTGATCCTGTACGACAGAATCGGTATCAGACTTTTGTGTTTCCGTTTCACCTTCAGAACCTTCACCCTTTGCATCCTTTTTGACAGGTGGTTGTGCTGAAGGGAATTGCTGATTTGGATTGAATCCAGCCGCCTTCAATTTGTCGCAAGCCTTTTTCATATCATCTCCGCTCATTCCTAAAGCAGAAAGTACGGACTTGATCGTAGCCTTGCTAACATCTGTGGTATCACCGGAATCGGCCGATTGAGCGTTATCTTGTTCGTTTCCTTCCGCTCCCTGGTTTTTTACGGTGACAACTTTCGTGATATTTTCGACGATAGAATTAACATGTTCTATTGCCTTTTGAACGGAACTTTCGGAACCGTCAACTTGCACTTGAACACTTTCACCGTCGATGTTTTGATTTCCGGCTTGTGCACTCATGTTATCATTCTCCATTTGATCTTGATTTTTAGTAACCAGAAACGGAACTTCGTTTGCTGGAACATCAACTAACGATACCTCATTGGTATCTAATTTTAGAAATCTTCTCGTAGGTTTCTTAGGCATGATTTTGGTTTCCTTGCTATGTTGATGCAACAACCTTGGCCTTACCACCAATACTAAAGCCGGTTATTTCACCCTTCTTTACTTTCTCCCAAAGTTTTTTGTCCAGTATTTTTACGGTCATAATCCAAGAACCCTGTTTGACCGTCTTAGTACCTATTGCCATTTCCATAGGAGAAAGCCAACTTTCAACCAACGCAAGTTTTCCAACAGGGAATTTATTGTGCTGAATGCCTAATTTGGTTGCCTTATTGAAGTTCATCAGAAAAGCATAAGCGCTATCTCTAATAACTTCTTCAGACATGATATCGCCTTGACCATCCACCACTTCAGGCTGAAGTACAATACCAGTAACCGTCTGTTGTTCTTCGTCTGCTTTAGCGATCGAAACTTCTATCTGCTTTTTTACGGACTTCTGTTCATCTGGTGAATTTTCTGTAGACGTATCTTTTTCTGTATCAACAACCATTTCTTTTCGCGCTTCTTCTCTAAGCGCTGGAACGGTTGTTTTTCTGACACATTCAGCTATGCCTTCAATGTGGCGCGCAATATCGTTCATATTTTTATGATAGCGTGATATCCGCTAGACCTTCAAACTTTACCAATTTCCGGAAGTGTTGCAGGACGTTTGGTAGGTTTGGATTGCTTTGGTTTTGAAGTAGGCTTTCTATTCTTTGGAGTATTTTGTCTAGTCGGTTGTTTACGACTAGGAACGTCTATCATTTCGGCTTTCGATAACGAACCAAATGAAACAGATTCAGTAGATATGTCTACCGTGCTTCTACAACGAAAATGATATGGTGGAAGTGATAAACCAGCTTTAGCAAGGGCTCTTTCACCACCACTACCTATTCTTTTTGCTTCCGTTGTTGATACCCATGGGTGAGCTTCTTTTACCTGATCTGGATTAGTAGCACCAGAAACTTTAGCGATTAGTGAGGCCCCTTCTCTAATAGTAAAAACCTTTCCATTCATATAAGCACAAATGGGTGAAGTTCTGTTATCCATTGGATTCATTATTTCATATCTGGTAACCCCTACATCAACGAAGCTTCGTAATTGACCACGAACGCGACTATTGGTAGCCGTATTAGCGGCTAAACCTTCAAAATACTTTGCATCAGATCCGTTGAATCCACCAGGGACCGTTATTTTTCTCAGTTGTTTTCCAACGGCTTCAGCCACACGCCTTCCGGCTTCAGTTCTACTTACCCCTTCTACTACACTAGGTTTTACCGATTCCCTTACAGTGTCTCTTACATTCTTATTGTAATGAACTCCTATCCATAACATTTGATCGTCTTGTAGTTGCATCACGGCTTGTTCATCAAACAAGTCGAAAGAAGGTTTTACAGCGGCAACCCTTCTTTTTATTTTTTTTGCCTTCTTCACCTTTTCTTCCAGTTCTTCGGTGAAGTTAGGAACAATATATTGTAGTGAAGCTGAAGTTTGACCGTTTGCTTTTTTCCAACCGGCATTTCTAGCTAACTTGTAAATTTCTCCTATATCTTTACCAAAACGAACGGCTACTTCTTCATCCCATTTATCCATTATTTTGTCTACAGCCGCGAAAGACGTTTTCAAAGATCCCGTACTCGCGTATACACCACCAGCCTTTTTAGCCGCTTGATCTGCGCGTAATCTCCATTTTGACAAAAGGTATTCGCGCATACGCACTTCAATCCTTGCCATATGTGCAACGTCGCTTATCATCAACGCCTTAGCTATGGCTTCATCAGAATACGCTAAAACATCATGAAGAATATTGATACGACTAGAACAACATTCACAATGAAGTCCGTGGTATAAATCGACCGTTTTCATTCAACTTCTTCCATAACTTTTTGACGCCACAAAATTTCAGCCGCTCTGTTCAATGACAACAATTTTTTAGCAACGTCCATTACACTTTCAGGATCACTCTCATCCAGATCCTCAAGTTCAAGACTTGCCAAATCAAAATCACCGTCATCGTCGATTATTCCAAGTGACTTCAATGTCTTCAATGCTGTGACCTGTTGACCGGGTTCAGTCGGATCGGCCTTGTTCTTTACGGCTTGCGCCATAGTCATAGAGAATGGAACATCAGCGGGGAAATCATCCGGAAAGTCCGGAAGGTCTATACCTAAAATATCTTCGATTATGAACCTTGCAATTCGCGGAGTTATACCACCAGTCTTTTCGGCACCACCAAGAATCTTCACTAATTGAGCGTTATCCGTGGTGTTTGGCGTATTACTCCTATACTTATGATAAATTATACCCATTTCTGGAAACAACATTCTGTTTATACATTCGTCGAATTCGTCTCTTTCTGGTTTGAATATTTGTTCATCAGCTAATCGTCTTGAAGATTCAGCGGTAGCGCGCGTATAGTCCTTTGCTTTTCCAACGAAAATAGGTGGAAGTCTAAAAGCACGCCTAATTTTATCTTGATTATTTTCACTATAATTTTGAAATAGTGCGTCATTATGTTGGTTATCTGTCAATGGCTTTATATCTATCTTTACCTGACCACCATCTTCACCTTCTTCTTCACCCAACGATTCAGCTTCAACCAAAAGAAACTTTGAATAGTTGTCAGATCCTTGTATTTGAGACTCAACAAATGATTGAATTCTTTCTACGCTTGCTTGTGTCAATTGCCCATTTGATACAGCAATAACCATACTAGGTATGTTGTTGTTCTTGAAGGTTATCCAATTTATTTCTTCAGCCGCACGATCACCAAATATTGAAAGTAGATTACCAATGTATCGCGGTAATCCGTAAGCACTTCTAGGGCTATAAATTTTTAGATGCATTACTTCAGTAGCCCTATCTTCTTTTTGTATTCTCTTCCTTTCTTTACCATCTCTTTTACTGTAGAATCTTGGATCACCAAATTCTTTGAACCAAACAACCTTATGACCAGTAATGGATGATTGAGCCCTTCCCTGATGAATAGATCTACTTTGAACATAGTTTCTGAATCTTCGAATTACTTTTTGCTTTTTTATTTTCACAGATCCGTCTATTTGAAGTTCTAGAATACTCCTTTCAGATTCAACGGGTTCTTCTTCTAATTTACCTATTCTCATTTGATAGCTAGGCAAATGAGTAAAACCCTGAATCTGTCCAGCGTCATTCCGGATTATTTCAAAGTAACAATTTCCTGTTGACTCAATATCTTTTCTCAACTTTCTACGAAAAGAAACGAAACTTTCTGAAGTCGCATAGGTAAAGAAATTGATCAAACCAACCTTTTCTTTCTTTGCGTTCAAGATAAGTTTTTCTTGTTCCGGTGTAAGCTCTCCTTGTGATTCACCCGAATCATTACTTGTAGGTGTTATATCATCCATTCTTAGCCTAGAAATGAACCTATGACCGGTTGCGTCAATATTGGTTTCCATCGCTTCTATACACTGATTTAGCTCGCTATTATTCTCAACCAACATTGACAACGTAAGCATATCGAAAGGCGGAAGAAGTATTTTCCCCATATGCCCTAATGCGTGAAACGGTTCTTCAGGTAAAGCTTCAGATCTACCAGGTTCAGCATTACTACTTGTCAAACCATTAGCCGCACCAGATTTACTTACGTCTATTACTAAAGCGCGAACCTTCTGAAGCGCTTTCTTGTTTGCTTTATTGGACGAAATAGTAGCCTTATGTTGTTCTGATTTGTCCATTTTACATTACTCCCGGTTCCGTTTCTCTTCTACGCCTTTTTCGTTTCATTTTACTCGCTTGTACCGATAAATCGAAAGCATCAAAGAGATCTTTATACCTATGGTTTGGGAATAGAACCATATGCTCTATCAATAATGCCTGTATTCCCTTCCTAAAAAACACTCTATTGTCTTCAAAAATTGACGACAATTTCCAAGCTCTCGTTATTTTGTCTTTGTCAGTTTGAACCTTCTTCAGTCGAATATCTGGATTCTTTTCCTTCAAGGTTTGATATTGTGCGGCTTGATATTGATTTGTCTCGATTGCACACCTAATAGGTCGCCATCTTCGATAGTATTCCAGTATCTTTTTTGTCTGTTCTTTGAATCTCAATTGATTTTCATAATAATCTAGAACGTAGTAAGCACTTCTGTCTCTATTTATTCCTATGACTACTATAGCGAATTTATCGGCTGATTCACTTTCGCTAATAGCAAGATCAACACCCATAAAAACGCGAAGATTCTTGTGATCTGGCCATTCTTCTTCAGATATTTGTTGACACTGATCATATTGGAAGATCTCGCCCTTCATCGCTTCGGTGTCACACTGATATTGACAGTTGAAGATGATTAGTCCGGAACGCTTACGTTTTTCCGCAAACCACTTAGGCGAAAACTTTTTAGGCCATGGACTACGGCCGTTATTATCAAGCGCTGGAATTATTTGGTGGTGTTCCTTCAATTCGTTATCTATTAGATGACCATATAAATCGTCATAATGATAGCGAGTCCCTAACATATGATGTTCACCACGGTGTTCCACTTCCGGATCTGGCGGTTCTAACGTTGGCATCAACGTGTTGTAAAACCACGTACGTGTTTTGTCCCTTTGAAGCTTACTTCTACTGTTTTCTTCATCAATCAAATCATCAGATATTATTATATCGTAGTGTTTAGAAACAACAGTACCTTCAACACCAACACAAGTAACTGATGCTTCTTTGGCAACTATTGTCCTTGGCAACACTTCTATTTCTACTTCATCCCATTTTCCTACTCGACGTGGATCATAGTATTGACCAAATATCTCTTCTAACCTTTGGTTAGTTTCAAAATGAGATTTTATATTTTTTAAAAATCCTTTAGCATTAGCTATAGTTTTAGAAGCAATCAATATTCTTAGGTTTGGATTTTTCAGAAGTAAGTGTATCGTTTTTATTTCAGTACAAACGGTTGATTTACCAGCGCCACGGAAACACAATTGTAAATTTTCTGGATGAGCAAATTGATATTTCAGAAGTGACAAATGAAAAGGTTCTATTTGCTTTCCAAGAACTTCAATAGCCAGTATGTCAATCCTGTTGTTTTCTAAAACTTGTTTTCTAATCCATCCATCCCTAGTCTGATACGTATCGCGATAGTAAGTTTCCAATTGGACCCTATCGGCCTTACGAATCTGTTTTTCAGTCGGTATGGATAGTGCAAGGGACATTAGAAGTCCCTTGTAAATTTGAAGTTGAACATAACGATACTAGATTATCCCTTTCCAAAAACCTTTTTTTACTTTTTTCGAAGCGGCTTCTATGGTTGATTTGAAACCATGATTTTTTAGCCACTCTCTAGCGCGCGCAACAGTCCATAGTTTACGATCGAAACGGATGGTCCGAATACGTGATTTACCATTCTTTATACCAAATATAACAGATATACCACGGGGAAAGCCCTTCGGCTTTCCCCTACGGAAAGTATCAAAGCTATCAGGATCGGCTTGTCTAGCCGCGTGCTCGTTGGGGAAGGGCATTACAACGTATGATCGATTTCGTAACCTTGTGCTGATATTGCAACAACACCACCAGGTGCGGCCGTTACGGCAACAAATAAAATTGCTCCGTTTGCATTTTCAACGTCAACCATATACGGATCACCAGCACCAACACCAGTTCCGGTTAGTGCGGTAGGAAATGAAAGAAATTCACCAGCACTTTCAGACCAAATCATAACCTCAACATTTGGATTTGCCGAACCACCAGGTGTGGCACCAGGAACCCTTGTAGGATCATTGTCGTATGGAACAATAGCAAATCTTACAGATTTATAATGACCACAATTTACGCCATGTTTCTTTTCTGTAAAAACCGTATCTTGAGCATTCGTTACCCGGTGAAGTTGCCAGTCTGGCGCGTATGCTGGTGCTCTATCTAACGATCTCAATGGATCCGATTTTCTTCTACCGTCTCTTGGATCAAAGTAGCCCATGAAAAACTCTCCTAGTTGAAGTGGATCGAATTGCTAGGCGCCCCTAAGAGCGCCTAGCGGTATATAGGCAAAGGGTTTATTCGTGAGCTACCCAGTAAACCTTTTCACCGGATACGTTCATATCCGCATCAGTCCCTAGTCTGAAGCCATCAGAAAGGGGCGTAATACCGGCTGTCATCTTTGACATCGTTCCAGCGGTGATTTGCTTCAATCCAGCCGCGTTAGCCATATCGTCCGTCCATACGGCTTTCGCTAGACCATCTTCGTTGTAAAGCTCTACCCTTCTAGGTCGAAACCCTACGGTCCTAACATCGATGTTTGCACCAGTGCCATAGAAAGCACCATTCTTGCTTAGTTGTACACCTGAAGACATTTCACTTTCTCCTTTGTAGTGTCAACCCTTGACAGATTACGAACCGTCTTCAACGCGTAATCCTGCTTTCGCTAGGGTTGAAGTTGTAGTTTTCATCATAACTACAGCATACAACAAAGTAGATCAATCGTCATAAAAGTCATCAATTGCGTACGCACCTTCTTCGATATGAGCGCCCCTATAAAGATCTTCGCCACGTATCCAAGAAGTCACGTAAGCCGCTCCCATATACAACCAAGGAGCTACAATAAAAATAGAAATTGACAGTAGTATTTCAATCCACCCAACGAAACCAAGAATCAGAATTACGAACCCGATTATTGAAGCGGCTTCATATTGCTCACAATGAAAGTGTTCATGTTCTTGAATCCTTGACCATACATACAGATCATCCGGACGTTTTCCTTCACGGTAAATGATCGCGTGTGGCGATATCGTCATACCGCTATATTTGAAAATCGAAAGATGTTTTTGTTTCACATCACACGTAAGAGCCCAATTACCAGGGTGAGGTTTTTGTCCTTCAAGTGCTATTGGTTTCTTTTCGAATCGAAGATTCTTACCCCATATCGACCAAATCAAAAGTAAACCAATAAAACCAATAATATCAGCACCAATACAGGTGATGTATAAAAATAAAGATCGCCATGTTCGCATATGATATCCCTTCAAAACAATGATAGTTGGAAATTTGAGCCAATCTTATTTTTACCTAAACCATGAGCCCTAAAACCTATTATCAACTTACGCTTAGTGTTTGCGCAAATCTTACATTCTTTACAGGTAACTTCCGACCATTGAGAAGGACATACGGTAACACGTTTTCCACCAGGTGTTTTCAGTTCTTTTTGACAATCTTCCGGTAAAGTAACAACTACCGGACCTATCCCTAGTTTCAATAATCTGTCAGCTTGTTCTAAATCGTTAGCAGACAAATTGATACAAAAACCTTTTGTGTTCGATTCGTAAATACACACTCTGTTGAATATTGATATACCACAATCTTCCAACACTGGTTTGTGAGTATAGGTAAATCCCATCTTACCCATATTGGCAAGGATCAATTTCTTCAACATTACAGCGTCTATTTCATCCCCTATACCTGGTAGATCACCAGCTTCATTGTGTCGCCACACTTGACCCTTTGGTAATTTAGAAACCATTTCACAAAATTTATCCCATGTAACACCACCACTACCATCAGGATTACTTAGTCTTTTCCAGTGCATACCAACAAAGTGACCTTCTGAATAACAAATACCATTACGAAAAGAACAAGATAATGGACAAGTAGGACTAGAAGTCATACTAACCGGAATACTTCCGGTTTTTGTGTTGTTAGAATTTAGATTGAATTTTACCCTTATAGGACCACGATCCGGAAGACCATTTCTTGGATCGATTTTTTCACGATATCTGTTCTTTTCCCTACATTGTTTGCAAGTCTTCAAAAACCTGTTTCGTTTCGAATCAAAAAACTCTAATGGTGACTTTTTATTCCAACATTCCCTACAAACAATATATTTTTTCCGCTCCCATAACAGTCCAAGCAAATGGTCAATAAGTTATCGTTACCCTGCCCATTACAGATAGGGCAGGGTTCAGATTTTTTTTGTAGCTTCAGTGGATTCTGTTTCAACGAAATTCGCTTCCACTACCAAATATAGAACTTTCCATAAAGCTATGAAGTCGCTTCATTGGTTCAGTTCCGGGATCTAACTTTTTCTTAGTGATATGGTAATGACCTACAGCACCTTTGAATTCGCGCCAATTTATTTCACCATTAGCAACGCAAACATTAGGTCCATACGTTGGTACTACATGGTGTATAAGTAGATTCAACGCTAATAACGTCATCGTTTGTTCTTCGTAAAAATCCCAACACTTTACATTTCTATCATGAATACGCGTTTCGTATCCGCGTCTTGGACCCATTTTCGTCTTACGATATCGCGGTTCACGCCATAAAGTATTCGCCCTACGAATACCAGCGTTGACCACTTCAACACCCCAACTTATTTTATTAGCCGCACCAGCGTCAGCCGTATCAACTTCAATCATATCGCAGAATTGATAAAGTGATCCATACGGACTTATACAGTATTCAACGCCTAACTTTCGTTTATTCAAAACATTGAACATCGTTTCCACAGAATTTTCTGAACCCGTCCAGTGAATAACACCTAGTGTGATGTCTTCCTTACGACGTTTATTATATCCATCACCGATCTTGAATTCCATTCCAGTATCTTTCCAATTGAAAACAGGGATAGGACAACCGGTTTTTGGATGTAGTAATTCATAACTATTACCGCCTATAATAACTCCATTAGCCATTTTATTTTTCCCTTACCCTTCTACGTCCAGCCGCTCTTTTACCGGTCTTGGCTCGATTCTTTTTGTCATTTGATTTTGGCTTCATAGGTGGCGCTCCCATTGCAGCCGTTGATGTGAAATCTTCCGGAAGAACTTTGACGCCTTCACCATAATGAAGATCACCTGTTTTGATTTCCAAAATATCTTTTCCGCCACCATATCGCTTCATCATTTTTCCAAAACTAACAATCGATTTTGCTAGTTCTTTTCTAAGGTCCTTATCACTTACTTCCGCAACAACAACACCATTCATAACCATCTTTTTTTCAGGTTCTTTTGATATTATTCCAAGTGTTTGACCAGTAGAGATTACTCTATCAGCAATATCAGATCTCAATCTGATAGCACCTACTAGCGCGTTGTATTGGTTTTTGTGATCAAGGTTCACAATCAATTCGTCTAAGGCTCTTGTGTTTCTGTCCTGAACAATGACGTATTTAGCAAAGCGTTCTTTACTAGACAATAGTTCTTCTTCGCTCCCCTTACTTTCGAGAAGAAACTTTTTTGCTATCGAATATTCTTGTGGTGTTATGTCTAAGCTTTCGATAATCTCGCCATCACTATCACCTTCCATCATCATACCGTATATTTCAGCGGAAAGTTCAACCTTCTTTTTATAACTCAATACTATTTTGTTCTTCTTTTTTTTCATCAATTTGGCTCTACTGGTTTTTCTATTCTCAATTCACTAGGCATTTTTTTAGAATCAACAAAAACTTTTTCTGAAGCTATACCGGCTATGTTTGCTACTCCATATGATCCATTTCCACATTCATGAATTATGAATCGTTGAAGAGTACCTATACTAAATAAATGATGATTATTCATCAATGAAAATAGTGTTGACAACGAAACTGGTGATACCGAATTTTGTGTTATCATTTCATCGCATAAAGAGCACCTGTATATGGGATAACCAATTTGGTCTTGACCAATATTACTTCTTTTTTCTTGTGACGGTTTTAGTTTTCTTTTTTGAAGGTCTATTCTTTTTTGTTTCATCCTTACTTTCCTTGTTAGAAGAACAAGAACATTCACCATTACAATGTACCTTATCCAGATCTTTTCTTCCAGAATAACCACGTTTTTCAGCGTCAAAAAGTGCTCTCTCAATTATAGACAATGGACCCGGATCTAGATGTTCACCGTAAAGATGAGAATGCAAAGCAGCGCCCCAAACGTTTTTTGATCTTTGCCACAAATCAGTAGGTAAGGGTGGCGCAAGACAATACAGTTTGTCCTTTACTTTATCTAATTCACATTCAAGTCTTTTGTTTTCTTTTTCTAACTTTATCCTTTTATCTACTTCTTCGTTCAATTGTTTTTCGAAACTAACTACTCTTTCTTTTTGTAGCTTTATTTCATTTTCCATCAACACTTTTTGATTCGTTTCACTTTCTATATCTTCTATGAAACTCATATCAACTTTTTTCTCTTCTGACATTTTTTGAACTCCCTACGTATCCATTCCGGAACTTCACCAGAAACACTTATGTTTACCAAAGATTGAACTTCATCGTCTGTTAGGTGACACTTCTGTTGTGCCTTTGAAACACCACCATTTAGAGTCATCTTATGAAATCGAAACCCTAGCGCTGCTTTACCGTCTTCTATCGCCCTTTGAATAGTAGATTCAGAAGTATCATACTGCTTTGACAGAACATCATTTGAAAAACGTTTTTTCATTTTCTTCAAAGCGATAATCTGACAATCATTCAGAGAAAAAACACGCTTAGAAACATAATCTCTTTTACCTATAAGTTTCCCGGTTGGTTTTACTTTTCTCCAAGTTATTCCAGCCGCGATCTTATAGATCGTGATGTAAGAAACACCGTAAAGTTCAGCTACATTGTTTAGGCCTTTTCCGGATAAGATTAGTAGCTTGATCTTTTTTACTTGTTTCTTGCGAAGTTTTTTGGTTACGCTCGCCACAACATATATTTACATTATTAGAAAATATCCGATGAATTTTTCATTCTTTCACTTGCTTATCAGTATCTTCTTTATTTTCAATTTCACTCAATAAACGTTTAGATACATTTTCAAATTCATCAGCTCTACCGCGAAGATGAATCGCTAAATCTTTCAATTCACCAGCCATTATTTTTTTCACTTCCGGAACCGCTGGTGATACCTTAGTTGGATCTGGTGATGGATCTCTGTTCATTATAAACCCTAGTAAACGGATTACATCAAGTCGAGTAGCAGCTATTATTTGTGCCTTCAACATTTCATTTTGTAATTTGGTCATCGAATCTTGAAGACCTAATATCTTCGATATCAAATCTTGTTTGGTCAAAGAGAATAGACTTTGAACTTTAGTGTTTTTATTTTTCATATTATCCCTTTCCACTAATCCATGGAATGAAGTGTCTATCGTTTATTCTTCCTAGAAAAATTCCGAACAAAATTTGCCATAGCATAGATGGATAATTGTCTTCTTCACCATTACAACCTACCCAAGCGAATAGGCACCAAAAGAAGAAAAATATGATGTACGCCATATACACCCAAAACATGATTCTGTCAGCGGATTTCTTTGTCATACAATATACGTAACAAGGATACAGTGTAACGATGAATTGTTTCTATATCGCTTCAACTATTATTGTTCTTGGAATGGTACACCACCAAAAGAATGAAAATATGGCCGTGATCCACCAGAATCACGGCCATAATGTCACCACCAAACAAACTTAAATCTTATTACCTGGTAAAACCGAAGTCCTTAGATCGGCTAAGAAGACAAGTTTTGATATTCTGCCCTTGCGCTTCTACTAACGATAATCCACGATTCGTCTTTGTGTTCATAGTCAAATCCAACATTAGAACACCGATGTAAAAGCGCGTGAATCATCTCGTGAATCACCGGTTCACCTTTGGAAACCACATTCAAAATCAAACTACTTCTAACAACCGCAGTAGGAGCGCTAGAACCAACCGACCTTGAAGTGAAACACAAATATGCTGCTACACGTTCGTACGGCATTTTTTCTTGTATCTTGTCCATTTCGATATCAGAAATAAATGAAACACCAACAACGTCAATTTCACTTTTGGCCTTATTGTCCGGATGAAGTCTATCCCATGCTGTAAAACACGCTTGTACGGCACGACAACAGGCATCAGTTACGTCTAACTCCTTTTCTAATGACGAACCTGGTGCATTTATAACTACTACTTCAATACCACCCTTTGTCTTACGACTTCTTAGTACACCTTTTGGCCACCGATATTTTCTACCTAAAGTAAAAGCCCATATTGCGATTCCGACAAAACCGAGTATGGACAAAACCAATGTTACAATCGCTCCTACTGACATGATTATTTCACCTTTCTGTTTTTGAGAAATTTTGAAGAAAACCAATTCTTGAATTTCCTATACAAGAATTGGAATCTTAGTTTTACCTTCTTGTGCCAAGGAAAGTTGTCATACATGATTTGTGCGGCTTCTTCTAAGGCCTTTCGACTCATTTGTTTTAGAATACCACCCTTCATTAGACGAACCATAATTCTACTACGTCTCTTCTTTTTTGATTCACTCAACTTACCTTGTTTATGTAACTTTTCGAGTTTACAAAATTCTTCTACATCACTTCTATTTTCCCTAGTTACTTTATTGTCGTTTATAGCGTATAGAATTTTGTCGTTCATATCTTATTCCTATCAAATTTAGTGTTTAGAGCATCATGTATAGTGACCTTTCCGTCTTCAACTAAATACCCGATCACTTTACCATCTTGGTTTGCAACTAATGCTGTTTTATGGATTTTCTTTTTTCCATTCAAATATCGAAAACCTTTTTCCGTAATACGCCAGTATCCAGTTTGGCGCCCCTTTGATTCTATCAATCCCCAATGGCGCAATTTTGTAAAGCTACCACCACGGGCTTGTGAATCTAAACCCCTTCTCTCTAAGAACTTTCTCACATGAACGAATGAATCACCGTATTCTTTAGCCCATAGTTGAAGTGTTGTAGCCATAGTCTTATCTACCGTCCTAAGATACACAATCGAAGTACGACCACACAAAGGACATTTACACTTCCTTCTATCATGTAACTTAGATTCAAAACGTTTTTTGGCTTTTTCCAGTGTTATAGACATGTACCTATATACCGGAAACCTACCCGTTTCGATGATTTGGTTTTGGAAGTGGGTATGGATACTTCAACGAAAATGAAAGATCTGTAGCGAAAACAGTTTTTATTCCGAAATGAGCTGACATTACATCAGGCGGTATTTGCGGATCGTAGTCCTTACACGAATAAACGTCACATACCGCATAGTGGCATTCAGGGAAGGTGTGAATTGACGCGTGTGACGTACTCAATACAACAATACCGGTCACACCACCAGCGTCATTAGGGCAGTCTAGTGACATGTTTTCTGGAATTGGTGGTAGCCAATACACCTTTGGTTCATCTACAGCTTCCATACCTATTGCTTCGACCAAGTCTTCAAGAAAACTTCTCACCACCCCTACATCATTCAAAAAATCAGGATCGCCAGTAAGAAGATATTTCATATGCCTACCCTTTCGTGGATCCATCATTTCACCGATACCTTTCTTTGTAAGTTATTTATTTTTTCTATTCTTTTTATTTGAAGCCTTAGAAATCTTTCTACGCTTCCGATTTTTATCAACCTTTTTCTTGTGTTGATCTGCTTTTTGTATTTTGAAACCTTCAGACTTTCCCTTACCATACGCCTTTTCTTTGGCTTCTTGAATATCCAATTCTTGCTTACCCGACAAGATTGTATTTGTATCATTGTTCATTTTTATTATTCTCATTACTATGTTTAGAACACCGTGGTTTCAAGTCTTTACCTAAAGACCATCCGTCCATTAGGTTGATATATTTCACTATCATTGCTACACCGGAACCATCTATCAACCCAATAAGATTGTCATCGATACGGACCCTTTCAAGCTTCATGGTAATAGAAGTAATTGATACCGCGTCACATTCAGAACAACGACAGGTAGCAGACAAAAGAAAACTACCGTTTTCGTCCGGAACGCCTATTCTTTGGTTTTGATTTGTGTCTTCCATTTTTTTCACCATGTTTAGGGCAATAGATACCAGTCCATTGTTTATTACTATCCCACCCCCACGACCAACCTTCTTCACGTATTATTATATCATCCGGTAAAAGAGCATTTTTGTATTTCAAACTTTCTTCCAAAGGCGCCATTCTGATTTTCAAAGTAACCTTTGTATGAGCCTTACATCCGGGTTCATCACAGAGAGCTATGAATCTTTGAACCAACATTATGACTCTATCTCTTGACCACGTAACACATTAGATAACAACATACCTACTGATAGTATCGATTCTTGAAGCTTGCGTATCGATTCTTCCGGATCGCTAGATTCAATACCCCATACGTTGAAGCGCCTTATGGTTGGTTCTTCTTCGTCAAAGTTTGCATATGCGTTGTAGTTTCCGGTCATCACACTTCTACACAATGCAATCTGAAAACCTTTTTCTTCGAATATCCAACGATACCACACTTGATCCCCTTCAGTACTCAAGTGTGAAGTTCTTTTCAACACAAACGTTCTACCAAACAGATCAATCTCTACAATATCCATAATACTATTACCTATCGTTTACGGCCATAGTACGATGAATTATTGTTCAAATACAATACCGGAATCTTGGTAGATTCTCATATCAGTTCGTCTACCTTCACTCTTTGTCCATTTCATCAATTCTTTATGATTCAGACAAACCAATTCGAAAGCAGTCTTGAAAAGAATAGAATCCTTTTTTATATTATCTATTTCTATATTTGGATCATCACAGAATTTACTGACATCAAAGTCACCACCACCATTAGCCCATACGGTTTTATCACCGTGTTGTTTTTCAGTCCATTCTTCTTGTGGTATATGGCACCAATAAAAAATATGTGCCATCTCATGAGTAATGACGGTAATCAATTGCCATCCCCTTAGACGGTCGTCTAGAAATATACCACACCAATCTTTACCTGGTTTACTACCAGCATGACCAATTGTATTTGGATGATCCAACCACTTCACATCCATATTACGAGTGAACCAAATACAATAGTCGCTCAATTCACCTTTTTCTTCTTCGAAATAATCTAGTAATACATAATAGATTTCATCGAATTCTTCAGTCCTTTCTATTTCTGGATAAACCGTTTGTGATCCACCACCACATGAACTTGATATAATAAATAGAATAGAAATTACAAATAGATTAATTTTATTCATTGTCAACACCCGAATCATCATAGTTACTGTTATACACACCGTTTATGGTTTTATTATCAATATCAACAACATGTTTAGGGACGTGTATCAACCCACCTTCAGGAACCAACTTTTCAAGACCTTCAACTTTCACCTTTATCGTACACCCACAAAGAACAAAAAAGACCAGAATGTAATATAAACTTTTCATAACCGATCTCCTTTTTTTTGAATTGCTCTCAAAATTAGTATACCGTACCTCAACGTGAGATACCTAATTTTGAAAAACGTTTTCGCAGAAGATCGGTGTTTACTATTCTTCTTTCTTTTTTATCTGTCTCTCCCATGAAATGGTCATACGAAAATCTTTTCTTTTTGCTTTAGCCAAAGAGATTTTTATATTCTTACCAAAACCAACCAAGTCCAATACTGGATTATCCTTTTCGACATCAAAACCTAACAACCTACCTAACCTTTCCGCGTCTATCGTTACACTAGTTGAGAAAGTTGTTTTTTTACATTCAGATCTCTTCATATAACCGCTTGGTTTTGCCCGTTTCATTTTTCACCTTTCAACTACAACCTGAAGTACTACCACAATTCAAACACTTGAAACATGTTCCGTTTCTTACTGTAAGGTGACCACAATCTTTACACAACGGTGCGTCACCTATCACCACACCATTGTCATCTTGTTCCGATTCAGTACAGATTTTACAAACCTTCTTTTTGACTTCAACAACTTCATCCGGAATATCTTGGTATTCTTTCATTCCAAGATATTCGATAGCTAATATACGGAATATAAGAGATATGATCGAATCTGCATTCTTTATCTTTTCGTATCCCCTTACCACTCCGTTAGGTTCAAATTTTACATCAGCAAAATAGTCAACATAAATCTCCAATGGAACACCCCATTGAATACCAACAGATACAGCTATCGCAAAACAATTCAATAGAGCCCTAGTGGCCGTACCTTCTTTGTGTATATCTAGGAATATTTCAGAAAGTGTTCCATCGTCAAATTCACCATTGCTCATAAACAATTTGTGATTGCCTATAGAAACCTTTCTCATGATGTTTTTTCTTTTAGTAGGAAGTTCTTTTGGAAAGGCAAACTTTCTAATTAGATTTGATGTAATCTCTTTCATAGACATAATAGGACTACCTATATATAGAAATGTCGTCAAACAAAACTGGAACCCTTGACCTGACTTCTTCAAGCAAAGGAATCATTAGCTCTCTCATTTGTGGGTGAGCACGATTGCTTGTTCGCTGAAAAAAGATATGTCCCCATTGCCTCAAATTGGTTGTTGTAACAATTTCTGTCTTTAGACCGATCGGAAGTATATCTCTAGCTTCTTCCGGTTTTTCTCCTAACTCTAGAAGCTTCATATACGTTCTTTCAATCGTCTCTATGGTTTCCTTCCAAATCTTATAGTTTACAGTTCCGGGTTTGCGATACAATGGTTTTATAACAGATATCACGGAACCAAACTTGCCCTTTGAATAATTGCAATACCTAGTACTCTCTTGAGAATATGAAACCGGACGATGTCTAACTAGTTCATGAGAGAATCCACGGTTACAAATAAATTTCACCTTCATAGACTCGTGTTCGATTATGCTTAGGTGAGCGGGATCATGACTCAATAGTTTTCTAAGAAAACCTTTAGCGGAAACGTCGGTAATCCTGTCTTCTGATTTATAACAGGTCCTAGCCGCTTCTTCTAGTTCTCTAAGAACCCTTCTTCCATTACTTAGTTTCTTGATCTTGTAACTTGGTTTTACAATCTTCATTACTACCAACCTTTCTAAAAAAATTTGTGAAAACGATTTTCGACTCAAACAAAAGTTGGTTTCCTGAAAAACGTACTTTTCTTGAATCACTAAATACATCAGAAAGTTCTATGATAATGAAATATCCAACAATCCTTCTTGATTCCCGTATAGCATTCGATATCCTATTAGAAACAACACTAGGCCTATGTATCCTTCTATTTCCGCCCAACTTAGGCTTGCTAAACACAGCATACTTAGACACGTTATCTCATTTTCTTTGGAAGCTGAAAATCATTTTCATCTAAAGAATCTTCATCGTCATCTTCATCAGGTTCAGTTTTATCTTCGTCGTAACAAATTCCGAAGTAAGCGGCTGCAACCTTGGCCTTATGTTCTTTTTCCATTTCTTCTAAGAACATAAGGTTTTCTCTTAGTGAGGTTATCTTTTCAGATATCTCTTCCATACGATCTGAAATATCTTTGGTAGATAATTCTTGATAACGACCACAATTATCAGGCTTTCTATCCCAACTACACTTCTGATTCATTGATTTATCTAAAAGATAAACATGAGAATAACAACGTCTACAATCCGGCTTGAATCCGGTTCGTTTGAATTCTTCTCTCTGTTCTCTCTCTCTTTCTTCTAGTTCTTCACAAGCGTCAAGAATACAACCCATATCACCACCTATAATACGCTTTCTATTTCATCTAATATTTCTGCTGTAACAATTTCAATATTTTGATCGGCGTTTATTATTTCAACTCTTCCAGAAAAAGGTTCTTCTATAAATATCTTCCTGTATGCATTTCTGCAATGAGAAAGAAATTCTTCTGATTCTGTGAAGTCACTATGTGATCGTTCTGTTCGTCTTCTAATAGACTCTTCTACACTAATATCTAATATTACAGTCAAATCAGGAACCAACATACCTTCATTTATCACATGTACATATTTATATGAATCTGGCTTCATACTCTGATACGCCAAAGAAGAATGATAGTATCTATCACATAAAACAATACTTCCATTTCTAATCGCTGGTTTTATCTCTTCTTCTATGTGATCGGATCTATCCGCTGTAAAGAGTAATCCCATAGTCTTATCACCAATATTGACACGAACATTTCCACATAGAATTTCCCTGATAAATCTCCCTATCGGTCTATCACTTGGCTCTCTTGTAGTGTAAACTTTCCTTCCCCTTGATCTCAAAATATTCGAAACATGTTTTACCTGACTAGTTGTTCCGGAACCATCGATTCCCTCAAATACTATAAACATACGGAACCACCTTTTCTATTGTATCACCAGAAATAGAATTCATGAATTCAACAATGGCACCTACATACTTGGAATGGTATATCGACAACCAATCATCTTTGTGTGGAAGCGAAACCAAAACCTCATAGTTCATTCCACGCATCACAACAACGTATACAGCTACTCTTGGCTTCTTTACACCGGGATAATGTCCCTGATAAGCAACGCCTAATTCGAATGACTTTATTTTACTAATAGCTATATCCATCCTTTCGATTACCCTACCACCCACCCTATAACTTTCTCACTATTTACATTCTACTTGTCTCTATGTTGTGTGTAGTTGGTGGATGGTCTCCTTGTTGATTCAGAAAGTAATACTCGGTTTAGTGCATATGCACAATTAGATATACCACAACCGTTACTTTTAGCGTGTAAAATATACGAATTATAATTCATCCCAATAATTAGGATCGTGATGGGTTGAATAATCCATATCATCGTATTCTGTAGATTCAACTTTCTTTGCTTCAACAACTTCTTCTTTTGATTTCTTGAAACTAGCGCAAGCTTTCGGATCATAACCCCGATGCAAATTACGCTTTCCCTTATCAGAACATTTATCGTTGAAGCAAATCTCACAAATAGTTTTTTTGTCAAAAAATCCCATATCTAATTCTCTCCTAAATCAAAAAATTAATTAAAAACAAATACCGCGTGAAGCCGTTACCCGATTACTTCACACGGTAAAATGTTTATAGTTGAAGCGAGTGTGTTACTATGTGTTTATAGATACACCACTGTATTTCTGATACACCCGTCTAACCTGGTGTTTCTTATATTTCTTCAGTGCATAAACAACCGTTCCATCAGAAACCGATACGGAACGCCATTCCCCTGGAATCTTGGCTAGCGTACGCTTGATTCTGTCTTTAGTCGTTCCGAAATGTCTAGCTAAGTCCGGAAGTGTTCTACCTAGCTTTTTGGACGTTGTGAGATGTTCAATTAATTGTTCAATTGATACACAATTCTTTGTCTTCTTCATAATCCCCACCCTACAATGTTAGACCTAGTGAAACGGCGTATTGAGCACCGTGTGTGTCTAAACTTTCTGTGGTATCCAGAAATGAAACAAAACCTTCCTTGTATCCCTTTTCCCTTGGACCACCACTTCGGAGTTCACCACTTTGCAATCTCAGTTCTGAAAGGTCTTTACCACAATGGTATTGATCCCTTGCATTGTTCCAACCGTCCTTGAACGTCCGGTTGTACAGTTTTGGATTTGCCTTACGCTTCATTGATTAGTTACTCCTTTGTTTTATTGTTTGTCCTACCCACACAGAACGTGTAGGCTGTATTCGCTTGCTAGCGAAACATCAAGTCTATCAGAAGTCAGATTGTTGAAGAACCAGTTCCGGAATCCTTCACGATCTTCGTTGTGAACATACTCTGCTACATCTAGCAGATTCGAAAGAAATTTACCCGGAACTATTTCGGCAATCTCATTTTCTGCCAATAGTTCTCGTGAAGCCCTTAGAAATTCAGCTTTAGTTGGAGCTTTTCCAGCCTTCCAAGATTCGATCATGGTTGCTAGTGAATGAGCTTTTCGGTATGCGGTTTTGATTGTCGTCATTGTCGATTCTCCCTTTATCGTTGCGTCCATAAATATAGAATACGCCACTTCGCTTCAACCTTCAAGGTATTTAGATAAAAAAATATGAAGGTTGAAGAAAATAAGTAGCAGTTACACACACACCATATTCGAAAGAAGTTTTTCTAACCTGAACTGGATATCGCACCAATGACTATAGCAACAAAAAATACAACAAGTCCGATCGTACAATACTCGATTAGATCAACCGACAAGCTTATTATTGTTTCCGATATTTCAGGAATAAACATCTTTCTTACCCCTTTGGTTTTAGACAGTGTCCGCACCATTGATGGTTCCTTCTACCAGGTTGATGAACCCAGTAGTGTTTACCACATAGGTACCGAATAGCACGCCATAAACGAATGATTTGGAAGGCCATACAAGACCTACCAACGAATTGGAACGTGAGAAGGCAAAATGGTAAAAGACACAAATATAATCGCTTCTTCTTTGTGTCTAAGTAGGCACCTACCCAAGCATCATAAAATTTAATTGAAAACGAAATCTTCTCTAACTTCATGCGGCTTTAGACTCCTTTCTGATCTTCTTCCATTTTTTGGTATACACATCATTCACCAACGGCCTTGAACCCCATTTCCAATCACCGTTTACTAGATCCTTGCAATAAATGTGTTCAGCTACAGGATTTCCTTCTTTTGAAAATTCAACACACTTATATGAAACACAATCTGGATGATCCGGAATATACCTTACTACTTCTTCGATAGCGATTTCCGCATCCATAAGCGTTCTGAAACATTCTAGCGCTACACAACCATCATAATCACAACATTCTACCAATATCATTTTATCTGCTCCTTTGTTTGTTTGATGCATATTTATTAATTACCAAAGATATATGGATAGAATGAATAAAAAGAAATTTATGTGAGTGAATGTACAGTTCACACACTCACATATTCCAGCGCTTACGTGCCCTATCTTTCGCATTATCAATCGTATTACCAAGTTCAAGCATTAGCTGTCTTTTTTCCATTGCGTTTTTACGGGCTTCAATGAACTTACCAATACCATACCCTAAAACCAAACCAATAAATAAACAAAATACTTCAAACATCACTAAGGCCTTTCTTGATAAAACGTTTTTCGAAGTACGTTAGTCTCTAACTTGGAGCTTCTTCCTTCTTCGCGATCTTTCCCAAAATCTCTTCAAAAGGTGAAGGTCCGTCCTTTGGCATTCCCATAGGAACCACACGAAGATTATTCAAAAGCTCCTTTGATCTCTCAAGCATGTGTTGTTCATAGATTTTCTTTCCGACTTCTACACCGATAAGATAACCACACGTAAACACCGTTCCAAGTAATAACCATTTCATTTTCATTTCTCCTTTTTGATTGTATACACTTCGGTCACTATATCGTCGTCATCCACTTCAATGTATGACGATCGACAAAAAATATTTCTGTCGATACTATATACAAACCTAAGCAATTGTTTTCTTAGCTCTAATAGGTATTCTGTAGTAGCATTCTTTGTACAACCCATTTTTGCACGCATCACACGAATACGCGCGTCTCTTCTTGTATAATTATTCATCTTTGTCAATCGTAATAGGTCCGTCATTCAAAGGACATTCCTTATCCCTGTCACGGGATTGTGCAAATGTTGCTAATTTTAGTTTTGGCCTTGCTTCTTCATCCGGATGAATACACACAAAACACAATGACCTCATGTATTCTTCTTCTCTGTAAAAAGGACATTCTTTGCAATTTTTCACCCTATGAATCCACATAGGAAACTTTTTACTCATCTTGATCACTCCCGTCTTCAATGTCTAAGAATAGTGGAACACCGAAGATCAAAAAAATGAATACTACTATAATAAACTCCATTTACTTTTTATTCTTTTTACTAGCAAGATGCCACTTTCCGCAATATTCGCACTTGTAAGCTTTCATTCCGCGCTTGAAGGCTTCACGTCTAGCCTGACCTTCGTGATTGTACCGAAGTCGTTTTCGTCCACAACCACGATACATCAGGTATGGACGAACAACGCTTTCCTTGAAACCTAGCTTGTACTTCGTCATTTGAATTTTATAAAAACATTCGGCCAGTAACCGCCATTGTCACCAACCGGACAAACACCAGCACCAACACAAGGATCGTCACAACCCCATTGTGATAAGTTTTCTAGATGGATTCCTTTTTCTTCAGCCATTTCTTCCGCCAATTCCCAACACGCATCAACGGCGTCGAAATAACAATAATACTCTTTCCAAGTATCCATAGGCGATCCACCGATACCTACGTAATATACTCTCTCTCTTCTTGACATCTTCTTTTCCCCTTCCACCTTCTATTTGTTCTTTACCAGTATAAGTTAGACAAGTTAGTGTATAATCATCTTCACTATCGTGTTTCCTTACTGATGCAACGGTAGCTTGGTGATGTATTGGACATTCAATCAATACATCACCAAAAACAGGATCCTTGATCCAATGACAACCGCACTGAAAATCGTTTTCTGATATCATCCTTCTTTTGTATGAATCTCCATTATTCATAATGTATCTGAATATTTTTTCTGTGCTTCTTGTGCTTCTTCCCTGGTTTTGTAAGGACCAAATAATTCTGAACCGGTTTCATCATAGAAATACCATTTACCACCAATTGTAGTTGTTGAATTAGTGGATAAACTCAAAAAGCTTTCGTGCTCAATAATAAGATCCGCCATCTCTTCATCAGTTATCCAGTGTGGATCATTTTCGAGATAATCCAAACAACTTTTGGTAGCTGATAGATAACTATCGTATGGTCCGTTTACGCCTTCAAAATCCCTTCCTACGAAAAACCATTTTTCATTCAGGCAAAATACACCAGCGATAATATCCACAAGACATTCATTTTCGAGATCGTTAGTATTGGTTTCATTTTCGAATTCTTCTTTTGACAACCAACGTGGTTCATTACTCATTATATAGTCTCACTTTCTGCCCCTTCATTATAAAGGGGCGAAAACGTTTTTTCGATCAACGATTATTACCTTGTTAGTCGCAATACCACAAAGGTTGACAATACACCTAACAAGATTGTTACGATTGAACATACTACTACCATTTCTATTTCTCCTTTTGGGTTACTACTATATATAACAGAAAAGATGAAATACGATGATTAGAGAGTTATTTTGTATTCTAATGTTTCGTTACTACCATCAGGATTTTTCACCTTGTATGGTAACACAAAAACGATTTCACTTTCTCTCATCACACATTCCCACTTACCCAAATTCAATAATTTGATCACTGAATGCGAATATCTTTCACGAATGTATTTCTCTACACATCGTGCTAGATTTTGAAGATCCCTATGTGTGTATCGACGCTTTTGGTTCAGCGCGTGTTGAAGCAAATTCGGACCACTAGACAATGTTTCGTCACCGTTGACAACTACCTTCTCTTTCCGAAGTCGTCTAAGCTCCAAAATGGTAGCAGTATGCCAACTTTTCAGATGTTTGGCTAACGCTACCAAATACTCTTCTGTCGCCCCTGAAAAGCTCATATCGCGCGCTTTCGATATACGACTATATGCGTCATACTTACTTTGATTGAATACAGATCCTTCTTGAGAATCGCGGCATTGTTTGAAATACAATTTTGGATTGAAAAGATACCTTTCCACTTCTTCCTTTGCCGTTATTAAATCGGCACCCGTACGATCGCGATACATCTTTATAGCATGTACCTTCCTTTTGTTAGCTTCAGCCTTTTCTTCTTCATTTAGAAATGATACTAATTTTATTTTATTCATTTATCTTTCTCCTTTTGTTTCAAAACCTTTTTCCATTCGTAAGCCGTATCAACGTACTCTTTTACATTTATCAATCCAGCGTCATACATTGCAGCTAGAGCCCTAGTACAATTTTCCGCTGTGATATTTTCCCCTTCTTCTATCCGGAAGGACTTCTTTGCTACCGATACTGACAATATCTCATTATCAAAATAGTATAAAACATCTTTCACAAGTTTGTGATCTAAATCAACACCAGGGTAGTGTTGATCCAAGAAATCCCTAATCTCTATTTTCTTCCAACGGATAGGCATTACAATTCAGCCGTGTATTCTCCGATTTCGCGATTATCGATTCTGTATGGAACATGAAGTATTATTTCATTGCATATGGTAGTAAAATACCAGTCACCGAACACGATACGTTCTTTATATTTACTCCTACCGTATTCTTTGATTCCGGCTATTGTTAGTTCTATCAGTTGTTGATTGTATTGTATTGGCATGATTTTATTTACCTTTAGTCCTTTCACGATTGTCGATTCTGTACGGAAGAAGTAAGGGAACGGTACATACAGAACATTTGACCGGACTATGGCGATAGTCACAAGTATTACAAATAGAAGAACATCTATCCGTACGACAACCTTCTCCTTCTTCAATTTCTGGCAATTCAATATTATCCAATTTGTTTAGATCGATATTAGATAACGCGACTTCCATATTCTCGATTGCTAAATCGATATCTTCATCGCTCATCCGTTCATCTTCTTTTCTCTCATTCTCTCCGCGAACCCGTCCTAACTCTGTTTCAACACCAACGATAGTGGACAGAAGTTCTTCGCGGATTTCCAACATTTCGGCTTCCGTTGCTTTTGTTATAAACTTTGTTGTGACCTTGTTCATATTGGATATTGATTTTTTTACATCTTCCTTGTCAGTTGAAGCAAAACCAAGCTTTTCCAACACCCAAAGGGGCGGTTTCTGTGGTAAACCGTGAAGGTGTTCTTCACAATATATATAACCACTAGCCGCTAAGTTTGGACAACCAGGTTCAACACACATACTTTCTTTCCAACGTTCAAATTCTTCTACTAAGTCTTTATTCATTGTCGATTACTCCCTTTCAAATGTTTTGACATAGCTACCATAAATGTATTTCTTGGTTCTACTTTTTGTCTTCACAAAACCAAGATTCTCATAGAACCTTATTCTCACCTTAACAGGATATTCGGGATATCCACCAGGTGTTATGAAAACTTCTTTCACTCCCTTCTCTCTTATTAGATATAGAACTTCTTTAGTGACGATTCTTCCAAACCCACTATCACGATACTTCTTCGTTACGAATACACGAGAGATTATCCACACATCACCAGTGCAACACGCTTCAGCTATCGCAACACTACGGATCATTCCGGAAATGATTATCGACGAAGAACAGTTGAAGTCATCAATCGTTGACTGAACAGTGTATCGTCTAACCAAAGAAGGAACGGTGTATTGTCTTTTCACTATTTACCTTTTCGTTTCTCTCTCACCATTTCGCCGAATTCTTTTTCACTGACACCTAAGTGTTTCGGGATTCCAAGGTGAGCAGTCATCGTCCTACCGGAAGCGTACTCTATCCATAACACTTCCATCTTGATACCATTGTGAGAAACTACGATATCACCTTTCATCAACCTGATGTCCGGAAGTGGTTCGAAGTACTCTCTTTCACAGCACTCCACTTCAGTAAAATAGTTTACGTATATCTTTTTCTTTTCACACATCGTTATTGTCCTTTCTGTTTTGACATCCTTTTGGGCAAAGCGGTAAAAACGTTTTCAGTCACACACTTGCTTACAGCTTGACGGTGACTTCAGACACCTTACTACCACAGATCCCTATCCGATATGGAACGTGAAGCGTCAAATCACCGTTGCTTTCGGTCGAAAGATACCACTCACGAAACACTACGTCATGTTTCGCATGGCGTATCCGAACCTGTTTTTGAGTCTCGTATACGGCCTTTGATATCTTGCCCTTCATATACTTTTTGATAGTTATCATCGTCATTATCCCCTTCAAGACACACTCTTCATTTTCAAGTAGTATTCACGGCAATCTCGTTTACATTCTTCGTGAGTATCGTACGGTCCCTTTATGGAGTCAAACCGGACACTCATGAAATACCACTTGCCGTTCATCTCGACTACAGAACTGGACACGAACATATCAACTTCATTCATAGTAGCGACTATTTGGGCTCGCTCATGTTCGGTTATCCAGTGCGGCTTTACTCTTGTGCTCATTACTTCGTCCGAAGTGCTGATGGTGGTTTCTTGACTATGCTACACAATGAACACTTATTCGGATTATCACGGTCATCACAGTCGAGACAAACGCTATCACAGTAGCAATCTTCATCTTCTTCTTGTTCAACCTGTTGTTGTTCAAAGATTCCGATTTCTTCTTCGATATCCTGAAGCCACGCATGAACGTATTCGCGCAGTCCTTGAAGATACGGAAGCGTAGCACCTTTGAAGCTTCCAGTCCGGGATGAGAGTAGACGCATCCAAGCGTCATTTCTCGTCTTGTTCTTCGGTTCATGATTACTTGCCATTGTCGATTACTCCTTTTTGTTTTCTACTTATATAACGTGAAGTTTGGGCAAAGCGGTAAAAATGTTTTCCGTCATACAGTTGCTTACACAGGTAAGTGTGTGAACGAGGTTATTATAGTTTTCCCTTTGGCCGTTCGTCGCGCCATGTTCCCCGTATCTTTCGTCCTGTACAAACAAGCTCTAGATACGGGTCATCATTTCTTGATATAAGATTATCTTCGCTGAAGTGTGGGCAATCATGAGAACATTTTCGTTCTCTAACGTGGCATTCTTGCATGTACATGAAGCCCCTTCTGTTTATGAATAGGTGGCCGTGTTCGCCTATCTCAAAACAGATATGCGTATGCGTATCCAACTCTCTTTTCTTCGTTTTCATATTCTACCCCTAGTTAGGTTCGTTCGTGTAGGTTTGACACGCGATATTCCGAAAGTCTTGAAGTTCGGTTAGTTCGCGCTGTAGACGTTTGATTTTTCGGAGTGCTCTACGCGCTTCTAACATTCGACCGATAGACAGTCCTAAAAAGAAGCACGTGGCGTTTAGCGCCATGATTCCGGTTACGCCTATGACTATGAATATCGTTTGCATTGTCGGTTATCCCCTTTTCGTGTTTCCGTCACATAATTGCTTGCGTAAGCAAGTGTGTGAATGATTCAATGATACAGTGCGCAATGACCCAAACGTCAAGTACGCACCGTATCCCATATCAATATTTTTTGCTATATAAAGATTGCCTAGAACATCGGAATCACCCCCTTCCGAACCGTGGTTTGCGATGATAATAAATGCAGTCACAAGTATCAGCATACACAATAGCGCGTTTCTGTCAATAGGCGAAATATCGCCTGTATTGAAGTATCGATATTTTTTTTATTTTTTTTTGCCCGTTGAGTAGCGTACGGTTGTTGGGTCAGCCATGTGTAGCCAACACACCGCCACCACGCCGAAAGGGAGCCCTCATAGTACCCCACCCCCTATTGCATACATTCAATACTGAACACCTTCCGTCACATAGTTGCTTCCGTCACACACTTGCCTAAGATTGTTAGGTATAGGTTATTCATCATGTTCAGGTAAGTGTGTGACGGATATATGTCCGGAAGCATAAATCTATGGAGTTCAAGCGGTTGGTTGGTCGGTGTGTGGGCGAAGTAGGGCAGTGGCGTAGGGGGGCGCGCGGGGGCCTTCCTATACCTGTTCCTGTAGCCGACTACGCCTATACCTATAGCCGACAATACCATCAATACTCTAATATCCGGAACGATGAGAGTTGTACTATCTCTCTTTCATCCTGCAATAATGTATCAATATAGAATTGTAATCCTATACAATAATACTATCTGATATCATATACATACATTCGTATATATGGAAATAGAGTATAGACCTACCTATCTCATCATTCTACCTGTATCTACTCTTACTCATTATTCGGGATTTGGTGTTTGTTTAGGGGGGATTTTGGGTGTGCGTATCCTTACGTGTGACAATATCCGAAAAACGTTTTCACGTATAAATCTATAGCCTTTCGTACTACATGAGTACATGTGCCAATATCCGAAAAATAGCGTATCCGTAATCCCCTATATGTGTGTAGTGTTGAGTGTAGTCTAACCTCTTTATCTAGGTCTCTCAGTACTCTTTCGTATGTAGAAGGGCTTTTTCTGTTTACCTCGTTTTCTGATGTGTGTTTTTACTGGTAGATAGATATTTCCGTCACACACTTGCTTATGTTCGTATAGATTTATCCTCTTTCTATACATACGGGCGAAATACGTCCGCTCACACACTTACCTCTGTATTTTCCGTCACAAACTTACCTGAAAGACTATAAATCACTAGGTAAGTGTTTGACTGAGAAGGAAAAGGTGAAAAACGGCCTTACATAGGCGGAATACGTCGCTGTATTACCTCTTCTTTTTACCTTTGACTGAATTGAGCCGAAATAGGCGTTTCGCTATTTCGTTGTATGCTTTCAATTGTGTTTTGGTGTATTTCATTGCGTTATTGTGATCTTTTCCGCACTTTGGACACAATGTGCAACCTTGCTTTATTGATATCAGCTTTCCGCACTCACACTTCACAACTCTCACATCCGGATCATCACCATTTGACGGATTGCCAATTATGAAAACACGGCCTTCTTTTGTAACCTAGGTTTTCTTGACCTTGCGTTTAGGTGTCTTGATTCCGGAAGCGGCTTTTCTTCTGAGATCGGAGAGCTTCATAATTTCCGTTTTGATTCATCAGGTAAAATGATCCTATGCGGATAAGCGTACTTTTGAAGATCGGCTATTCTAGCATCAGTCGGATCAAATAACGGATAATAACGATCACAACGTGAATTGAAGTGTTTTGGTGGAAGGCCTAAACTGGCATTCTCAACCACCTTATGAAAGTCATAGGTGGTTCTAACAGCTTTAGCCAGTTCGCGTATTCTAGCCATTTTAGCGCCTATTTTCCTCATTGAATCGTCTAATACCCTAATTTTCGACATGTCGAAAACAACTTTTGAACTTATGATCGAATTTTGATCTTTCCCACATACCGGACATATCGAAGAACCTAATTTCACTCCGATCACACTCCCACATTCACAACGTTGAAGAATAAATGAATAGTCGAAGTCCGGACTACTAGCCAATATGCCTTTTTTCGTTAGTAACGGCCGTTTATCCCACTTGTGATAAGGATCAATACCTGAAATTGCTTCTTTTCGAAGATCGTCAAGTTTCATACTTTCTATTTACCGCCTTTCTTCGGTGATCGATGGTTTTTAGGCAAAGAAAAGGCCGTTCTAAGACGGCCTTTTTTCTCTTGACCTATGAGGTCTATTTTCAGTTGGAAGCGCTCACAGCGTCATCTACTTCGATCAACGGCCAAGATCTCTCAACTATGTTATTCCGGATACGTAGTTTCATATCCTTCAACTTGTCACAACCGATTAGAGAAAGGCCTAAACCCTTCATTGCCGCAATTCCGCCTTTTTTCGTAGTGATGAGCTTGAGAGCTTCATCTATTTTATTTAGGTGTTCTTTGTAGGTGTCAATGTCCTTCTCATCAATCCAAGTAAGGCAAGCGCCATCAAAGAGCCTACATTGTGTCCAGCCTTTAGCAGTCCATGGTAGTTTCGAACCAACTGGATATACATCTAAACCGTCATGAGTCTTTTTCATCGTCGTTTCTCCTTTACTTTGATAGTTGACGTGATAACCAACGGATAGCGCCGTTTCGAGTCTTGAAGGTTTTCGACTTAGTGAAGGTCATAGCAGTGTAAGTACCATCAGAATTCTTGTTTACGCCTTGACTGATTTCTTCATTGTTTCCAAGATCCAATTTGACAGTAGCTTTCTTCATCGTCGTTTCTCCTTTTGTCGTTGTCGTCATAATTATCAATATACGTTACTTCGCTTCAACTTGCAACATTTTTTTTCATTATTTTGTATCTATACGTAAACAAAGAAAAAGGCCGTTCTAAAACGGCCTTCTTCAAAACGACACAACGTTAGGGCTATGACAACGGAAGGCCTTCTACGGCCTTTTCTTCCGTATCAGCGATACGGATTATATCGATCAGATCCGTTTCCAGATCGATGGTTTCTGAATCCCAAACCATCCAAACTACATTTTCGAATCTGGTGTGAACCGCTGCTACAGCGTAACGGCTCCAAGGTCCGAAAAGACGCTTTCGGCTAGCAAGTTGACCCTTGAGAGACGGATTGTTTACGATAGGTTTAGACATTGAACGGGCCTTTCTGACCATGTAGGTCAAATGAGTTTTAATTCTTACCACCTAATACGAAATGAGCATATTCGGTCTTGACTGATTCGAATAAACACTTGGTTTCACCCGGAACCGGAACAATCGCTTCATTCTTTTCAAGAAAGGCTTCAGCTAGCGTCAAGGTCTCACTTAGCGCGATACCAGGTAGAATCTCACTAGCAATCGCGATCGCCTTTTCGCAAGCTTCCGTTGTTCCGTCAACCACTATTCCTGTGAAAACCCAAGAATCAAGCTTTGCAGCCGCTTCAAGTCCGATTTGGTAGATTTCTTTTATTGTTGCCATCTTCGTTTCTCCCTTTATTGTTGTTGCGTCCATAAGAATAAATATACGTTACTTCGCTTCAACTTTCAAGGTTTATTTTCATTATTTTATGAAGAAAAACGTTTTTAGTAACCGTTTATACCACCAATATCCGGTTATCACATCATGTAAGAATGAAAAAAGACAGATCCTCCCTGACCCGTGGACCATCTAGCGCTTTCGCTTCAACTTGCAAGCTTTTTTTTATTATTTTTTACCCATTCAGAATAACAAAAAACCGTCGTTATCCTCGAATTCAATCACCGTACCATGTAAGAAGATCTCTTCTTTCATCACGCGAAAGATCACCTTCATCTAGTACATCGTCTACTATCTGGAAGTCAATTCTATCAATTACTTGTCCCTTGATAGGACCCTTCAAACTGTCAACAGAAACAATCTTCCATTTACCACCATTCTTGACACGTTGTTCCTGTTTACGAGTCATAGAAGGCCGTTTTATCCCCTTCACGGCCCTTTTTCGAAGATCGGAGAGCTTCATCTTACCTTCTTTATTTCCTTCAGTCTAATCTGATTGTCTCGCCTAGAACACACACTGCACTTTGCATTCAAACGACTAACCCGATTACTACACCCCCTTGTTCTACACTCGTAAATATGATCTTTGCAATACCCATTTGTAGTCGAATATTTACTACAAAACGTGACACCACATGTACGCCTAGTCTTGAAGCCATTCTTGACCTTATTTCTTAGATCTTCCAATTTCACCTGATAACCTCGAATACATCCTGTTGTTTTAATTTTCTTCTCAACTTGAATAGCGCATCATTTTCTATTTGACGTACTCTTTCCCGGGATACTCCTAAGTCTTTACCGATCTCTCTTAGCGTCAATGGTTTATAATCTAATAATCCGTATCTCTTGATCATTACTACTTTCTCTCTCCTATTGAGTACCTTCAAAGAATCCATTGCGAATTTCTTCAATTGAGAATTTGAAACAGCTTCTTCTTGTGATTCACCTTCATATGTAAGGGCTCTTTGTATAATTAGTGAAACACCAGAATTTCTATCAGATCCGGCTGATTTATTAAACGCTTCTATCGATATCACTCTAACTTCATTTCTTGCAATTTTGATCGCCGTTTTTCTGAAACCACTTATTTCTGAAAGATGTTTTTCATCAATCTGTTTACCTCCGTTTTTTCTTGTCTGTTTGTTATCGGCACACCTAACAACTCTCAAGTAAGCCGGTTCCTTTACTATCTTTGAGTGAGCATAGAAAATACGATACATAGAATAAAAAACACATTTACTCATATAGGTAGTAATCGCGTAACCTAATTTAGGATTGAATCTATCTACCGACTTCATACCGGCTATTATACCTTCTTGTAGCAAATCGTCATAAGTTGAAGTAGACGGAATAGACCACCTACTAACGGCCTTTACTATAATGCCAATATTCGATAGAAGAATTTCACCCTTCAACGATCTCCATTCTTCAATCAACCTGTGAATATGTTTAGATAGAATATTGGCATTTTCAGAGAAGAAATCATTTACATGATCACAACTCTCATCGGGTAGATCTTCCTTGACTGAATGATTGAAGAATAGATTATATAAATCCCTTTCAATCTCCCTTATTCTCAACAACTTTTCTTTCTGAACCTTCTTACTTAGTCGAAGTCCCTTGGCTTCCATCTATTATCTCCTTTACCCTTCTTACATATGCCTTTTCAGCCTTGCTATCATAACGTTCCGGTAGAGTGATGGTTACTTCGAATAATTCGTAACCGTCTTTTCTTTGGATATCCAACCACTCTTGAGAGTATTCACGCGGTTGACAAAAAAAACGTGTTTCACCAGGTTTGGCTAAGATCCATATAGTTCTTCTTCTCATTTTCTTTTCTCCTTATTTTTTATAACGGAAGGATCAAACATTAGCTGAACAAATTTGTCCAACTGTTCTTGTGACAATCTACCAACCCTAGATAATGCGTCCATAGCTTTAGCAACGTCATCGGATTTAGGCGCATTAGACATAATTGTATTCATAACATCAATAGGCTTTATAGTAACTATAGGTGTTATAGGTGTATCACGCCTTCTACGCTTACGTTTAGGTGCCTTGATCCCTTTACGCGCCTTATTCCTTAGATCTGACAGGTTCATATTCTACCACCTTCTACCGCGTCGAATTCTTTTTGTATGTCCCTTACCCTTGCACAATTCACATACATCACCTAATTCAGCTACCCTATTTTTACACGCGTGTTCACCATAGCTTGACCACACATCACACTTGAAATGGTGTTCTTTACAATACAGAATACCGCCATCAGGCACGATTCCTTTTTCAAAACATCCGGGATGATTGCAAAGTTCTTCGTCTAAGACAGGTGATTTCTCCTTCTTCTTTTCGAATCTATCTACACCATTCTTACTAGACAGAACTAGCCTTATATCATCTAGTTTCATGTATATTCCAGTCTATACCCATCAGTCTTTTGAATTCTCTTAGTGTTATATCAGCCGCGTCTCTATTTTTAGAAACAAAAGCAATCGAGTCAACTACACCGAAGTCAATTCCAAAAAACGTTTTCTGTGGTAGCAAAGGACTATTACAATCCCTTTCGGGTTCGATTCCTTTACGCGCCTTATTTCTTAGTTCCTTCAGATTCATCTTCGATCAACCCCTCAACAAAACCTTTACCAAATAATCTAGCTTTCCTCAATATCTTTACTATACTAGGTTCTTCTTTGTCTTCTTCAATTGAAGACAACACTGGTGGAATAGGTGCTAATGGTGGAAGCGCTGAACCTGAAGACGGTGGTGTATATAATATTGATGGCGAAACAGCACAAGTAGCAGCAAACGAACCAGTATACAACACAGTTGCAGCCGATCCACCAAAACTACCACCAGTAGGATCCATACTAACTGTCTCTCTTATCATTTTTATTCTATGAGTGTGACACCAATGACCTTCTTCGTCTCTATAGGTAGCGAAATTATCACAACCTTCAAAATCACACGGCTTATCTGGTTCAGGTTCTAAGTCACCACCACGTGCTTTCTTTCTCAGATCGTCTAAATTCATAACTCACCTAAAAAGGAATTTCATCCATACCATCATCATCGTCTTCAAACATTATAACCTTATTTTTTTCATCAATATGTTTCCACAGTGCACTACCGTAGTATGGAATCAGAAAAACGTTTTTGTCTGGCTTCAATATATAAGCTCTCTGATCTTCAAAATTCAATTCCGGATTAGGACCCATCACAACCCTAGTTCCCCTTGGCCATTGCGCTTCTAATACAGCAAAGTCACAAATGGATGATTGCAATTGACCACCAAATATAGATCCTGGTACACAAAAAGAAACATACCTAATTACATCTGGCTTCACAGCACAACCATACAAATACGATCCTATTACCTTCATCACGGACCTAAGCGCTTCTTCTGGTGAACCCGGAATAGCTGAACCACTCATATCTTCAAATAGTTCTATGAAGTAATCCGGATCCATACCAACAGAAATAGCTAGATCGTTTGATATCTGTATCAATAGATCTCGTGATATCGGCTCATTAGGAGTAAATATCAATGGCCGTTTCAACTGTTCTCTTATGTCATCTAATTTAGACATGTGTCACTGATTCATAATGCGGAAAATCAAAATCGAAAATACCATCTTTTTCTATTACACTATCTGAAACCGGAACAACTATGGTGTTCCCTTTTCCATTTTGAACATGAATGTTGGTTACACGCCTAAGAACGTCTCTATCAACCGCTACCAATGTAGTTGACGGCCACTTACACGTTTCTA